TATCTATAGTAGATGCAACCCCAGTTCCTCCTCCGTTGCAGTAAATAAACGATGTGGCAGTTCCAAGACTTGCACCAGTAGCCGCAGACAATTCCAGTTCTAATGGTGCATAGTTTCCTTGAGTAGTCCCAGCGGATAACGTCATCTCCGCACAGAAGGCAGAACCCAATCCATTCGTCCTACCGCTAGCTCCATATGTCACCTCAGCTTTCAAGGCATTTGACCAGCCTCCCAATGCAACATCGGTAGTCATATAAAATCTCGCACGACCCCCAACTCCACCTATCCCCGCCATAGTGCTTTCCATTAAAAATGGCTCAACACTTACAGAGGAGCTAATAGATGCAGAGCTTGCATAAAGGTATTGTCGGGCATTCCCAACATCACAAAGCATGTAATTGGTAGAACCCAAGAACACTTTGAAGTCTATGTCATTGGTCGCACTACCTACTGTTACCGCATCATCTCCTATTGTTAAAATGTTATACAGAGCTAGAGGTCTTACTGATAGTGCTTCGTGGAATATCAGGTCGCCTCCGCTCCAATGTGAACGTACATTTGTTACTGGCACTTAAATCATCCTCCATACGCTTTTAGCGTTTAAGCGGTGGTTCCGCTTTTATTTTTGTAGTCTCGGCTCCCTTACCATCTTGTCGCGAGGAGGAGAGCCGAGATTTTTCATGTAATCGTCTTTCTTAGCCCTCATCGCCTTGTGAGCAATGATAAGCTCAAACCCCTCATCGTCAGGAAGCTCCAAGACGCTCCCTTTGCGGTAGTTATGCCAATCTCTAGTGAGTCTTATGAACATTTCTCTTCCTGGGTGTTGCCTTCTCAAAAGGCTTGGCTATCTTCCTCGCAATCAGATCCTGGGCTGCCCTATCTATCAAATCCAAGACAGCCCCCTTTTTATTCCCTAGCCATTCCTGTAAAAGTTTGATTTTCAACTCTTACTCCTAATCAGTTATTGCAGTGGGCCCAGCCGCATCTGCGAAGCGAGGTTTGCTTAATATGCAAATAATACTCATCTGAGTAGCCTCGCCAGCCCATACCATCCCCAAGCGAACTGTGTCATACGGGTTGGCCGCAGTCGGGGCCAGGTCAGCAGCGTCTATCTCCACAACGAGAAAACCGCCACCCGTGCCAATATCCTCAGTATTACTTGCTCCCAGGGATACTCCTGTAACTGCCAGGGCAGTCAACGCCCCCAGCGTATCTGCTGTGGCGTCCAATTCCGCCCGATACCGACAGGCAAAAGCGGTGTCGCAAGTGGTCACGTCCTCGCCTTTGTAAGCGATGAGGTTTGTAGTCGTTGCCGCATCGGTATGGCATGTCCCAAAGCTGATTATGAAAGTGGCGTGGTCGTAGTTCTTCATACTGACAATATCAGTGGCCACCGTTGCGCCAGTAGCATCTTTCGATGGATATGCATTTACAATCTTATTTCTTTCTGAGAAAATCATCTTATCTCACCTCTCTATTTCAGGATGGGGAGGGAAAGCCCTCCCCAAATTATCACTATCTTGCGTCCAAACATATAAATGGGCTCAAGTCATCACTGGAATACCTCGGAGTTACCGCCGAAGGTAACCAGGGCTGCCCATCCACTCTGAAAGTAAATCTGAACGCTGTTTGATCATAGTCAAACTTCAAGTGCATGGAGGAATCGGCCTTAATCCCTCTTCCCTTTTTCTGTCCCAAGAGATATTGAGAAAAATCAGCTAAGAAAATATCCCCCTTGTCTCCTACCGTCTGGCAATGCTCCGTGAAGATTAAGGGTCTCCCCATAAGTGTTTTATAGGGTTGACCTGAAGCTCCGCCGGCAGGAAGATAGACAGGCACTCCACCAGTCCCTACCGCTATACTCATACTGGCAAGCTGCGGGAACGTGTCCTTATTGGCCAAGTAGACAGCTTTGCCCTCGGATTCGGGAAGCAAGCGAGCCTCCATCTTCACGATATTCTCGTAAACTATGGTATCAGCCGCCTGTCCAGTCTCCTTGGTTATGCTTACCAAAGCAGTAGCATTTAATATTCCCTTAGGCTGTGCCGCTCCAGTCCCGTTAAGAAGCATATTGTCCATTGTCCAGGCAAAAGCGTCACTGAAGCAAGCCGTCAAAAGGGGCTCTAAACTGATGGGCGAATCCTCCAATATCTGATTAGAGGTATAGGCCAGCCCTGCCAGCTCATGCAAGGTCAAAGTGACCTGTCCGAACTTGGGCTTGGATTCAGTCTTAACCGCTTCCTCCCCTACCCAGTAGAGCATTATTGCTCCGTGGACATATCCAGAGCTTCTGTCAACCGCCTTAACGTAAGGCATGGTGATAGAATTCACGGACATAGGAACGTCCATGCACCGACCCATAAGGTTCGACTTCTCCTCAGCCAGCTTCAATAGTTGAGCGCGAAACTCAACCGGAATCAAGAAGCCGCCCTCGCTGTCAGTCCCAGCAGTCAGCCCATCTCCTGCGGCTTTCACCTCAAGAGCAACCAATCTTTTGTCTATATTCCTCGGGTTTACCTCGGCTCTGGAAACTGCCTGAGCATACTCGGCAAAGTTGTAGAATCCACCTTTGGGGTCTCCCTCCTCGGTGGGGTCAATTAGTTTCTTATCTACGGGCTTCTTGAGTTCCTCAAGCTGTTTCTCCATGCTCTCGATGAATTTCTTATTCTCCTCGGTCAGGTTCTTGGTCGCCTCGGTTATAGAATCATTTATCAATTTTGTGAGTTCATCTGTAGTCATCTTAGTTGTCACCTCCCGTGACATACTAGGAAGGACAACCATCGCTACTTTCTGGCATCTCTGGTATTGTGTTCACCGCCTGGCTTGCCAGCCTCCAGCGATTACTATGCTTTACCTGATACCTCTAATTTCGGAATAGTCGCTTTCCCGTTATCCCCTTTTTTTCAAAGAGCGGTTTTCCTTAGTGGAGGTGGAGAGAATTGCACTCTCGTCCTCGGCAGACGCTTCGGCCTTTCTCCGAGTCGACCTTTTTCACCCCCGATTATGGTTCAGGCCATAAACATTGCTGTTCTCTCATTTATTCCACCTTCCCACGTGCCTTATCTATCATCTTCCTGGTCTTTTCTTGCTCTTCAATCATCTTGGCAAAATGCGTCTGTAAACTATTCTTAACTATATCCTGAACGTTTTGTTCGTTTAAATTGACTTTTTTATCCGTCTGTTTAGGACTTTCTTTAATTAAATCTAAATCGACCTCTTCTGCTTTCGGGGGTTCAGTCGCTGTCAAGAGAGTTTTTAGAGGGGGTATAGCAGCTTCCATACTAGCCAGACAGTCCTGAATGAGCTTGCGGTTCTTCGAGGAGAGGACACGGCCTTCCTTGAGGGATTTGAGCTCCTCTTCTATCTTGTTTAACTGCTCGGTCGTTCTGTCGAATAGCTCTCTTGTGATTTGTTGTTCTCTTTCGGTTTGCTTCAGTTCTTCCTTTGTTAGTATATTAACTTCTACGTCCCATTTTTTACAGAACTCAGTAACATCTTCGTAAGTAGGGTCGCTCTCATATAGCTCTTTCCACGCTTTTTCTAGTTTACTTTTGTCTGAGGAATTGAGTGGATTTTTCAGCTTTATAACTGCATTATCCAGTTGAATCTCTAATTCGTTCTCTTCCAACTCAACCACCTCCCCGTTGCCGTATATATCCTCCCTTTCATCCTTTAGGAAATCAAAGCTATTTAGATTATCCGTTGATTCCTGCCCTGGCCCTGGCCTTCCTACACGGCGCATAGTCCCCCCGCACTTAGGGCATTTTAAGTCCTTACAGTGCTTGTCGGAGGTTAGTTTGTGACCACACTTAATACATTCGCAGTTATATTTTGCCTTCTCATCCCAATCCTTATAATATTCCTCTCCACCATATAAAACTGCTATACCTTCCTTGTCGGTGAGAGTGTTTACAGTTTCATAAATCTTAACTTCCTTCCCGTGCTCCTCTACCCACTTCTTCGCCTTCGCCATCGTCCAGTTATAAGGAGCTTTCTTGCTGAATATGTAAGTCCGAATTTTCTTTATTTTTCCGCAGTAAAGAGCCGTTATCCCCTGCTTTTCTGATATGGTGATAGTAGCCGTCACCTTGCAGTCTCTCACGGGAATACGGATCTGGTCGTCGGTCTCCTCGGGTTTGGTGATTAAATCGCTTGAATTGTAAACAACATTATCATAGTCATTATCTAATCCCTCAATAGCACACTCATCACCAATACACTCAATAATTTCTTCCTTCAGCTTCTCCGATTTTATCAGCCCCTTCGCCACCATCTCGGTCAGGGCCTCGCGGTTGGAGGGGATCATAACCCCCGAATATTCTAACAATTCCCATTTTGTATATTTGCGTCTGGGTCTAATGTCAGCTTCTCCTTCTTTAGCTTCACCTTTCCTCTCGAGCTCTTCCCACTTCAAAGGAATGAAACCAATACTCCAACTATTCAGCGCTGGGCCAGTACCAGCAACATCATCAGTAAACATATGATAAAGCTCTTCATTGATAGCAGGACGTTTAAGAAATATCGTCTTTGCTAAAAGCCCCCTTTTACCGTTTTTAGTAGCTTTTTTAATCCACATACTCTTGCCCATAGGGAGTCCTCGATAATCATGTCCATAAGGAACAGTCTTATTGTAGTGTTTAAGAATTGCTCCATCCGGGTCGATTATCTCATTATCCCTATCTACAGTTTCCATATTGATGAAACTAATCACTGCCCTTTCCTTCTCAACCGTCTCAATCTTCTCACTTATGACTCCCTTCTTTATCAGCTCCAAATCCTCGATGTCGATATCGTGCTCTTTTGATAAAACCTCAGCCCGCTCGGGGTATAAGTCCTTGAGCTTGAGCCGCTCTGTCACAAAGTCCTTAGTCATTTATTATCATCTCCATTAGATTGTTTTATTATTAAAATCCTTCCATCTTGTAAATTAATATGACCATCTTCCTTACCATGTCCACAACAGGAGCCCCGCATATCAATTCCCCCTTCTTGGAGAGCTTTGACCAGTGAAGCGATACACGAATCAATTGCTTTCCATCTCCAATGAACTTTACCAGTTCGGTCGAGATCAGCGGGGATTTTAACCTTTAATAGTATGGTCTGACCCCATTTGCACATAGATTTAATCTAAGGTTGCGGGTTTTGCTAAACCATAGTTGTAGAAATAATGCCATACAATTTCTGCGTCTTTGCCAGTAAATTCTACCCATTCATTAGCTCCACCAAACAGCACGTAAATAATAGGGTCTTCAGGGTGATATCCAGAGCTAACTCTCTTTCTCTTTTCAATATGCGACACTTTTTCAGGATCAATAAGAACCTCGTTGTCGCCTTGGGGGAATCTCACAAGTTTCATAATCCTCTCCTGTTATTTTGGTGTATAATATTCGGATAACTCACGGGAAAATTCCTCGGCAACTTGCACCCAGCCCAAACCACCACACCCGTGGCAGGTCACTTTATATCCTATGCTATAACTTCTTTCATCCCTAGGGAAAATTGCGCCACCTCCATTGCATATTGGGCAAACTTCTGCGTGCATTCTATTTCTCCTTTCTTATAAGGGGGCTGGCAGGATTTTTGCATACCTGCAATTCCCAGGATCACTGCATATCCATTTTCTTGATAGATAATGGATTACAAGGAAATACCCTCAACTGGAGTCCTCAGCATTTGCCATACCCCTCCAGCGAAGTACCTTAGCCCGTGATCAGGCTTGCCCATACGCTTCTCAAGAATAGATAATGCCTTTTTAGCCTTTTCCTTTTTGATTATTAGAAAAGGTAAAAGCGCTATCAAAATTGTTTGCACTGCCTTTTGAGGATTAACAATCCAAAAATACATTGTTGTTTTGACTAATTTATTTTTGCTTCTGACTCTGACTAAACCTTTGCAAAATTTTTCACTCATCCAGTCAAGCATTTCTCTATTTGAATTGTAAATTTCCATTCGGCAACGAGGGTTATTTGGTCTCCTATAATGTTCTTGAATAACAATACTACCCTCTCCGTCCAAAATGCCTGCGGTATAAGCCAATTCTGCTTCGGTTAGTTTTGGTAATGTGTATTCTTCGAACTCTCCAGCTTTTGGCATTATTCCTCCTCAAAAAGCGTATGGGGGTTTTTCAGTCACAGCCCCAAATTGTCAAATGATAATTGCTATTTTTTCAGTTATGAACCACACGCCAAATCTTGGCCGGCAGTCATAAACATCCAACTGAACACCCAAAACATCAAATAATTGCAATTGAATATGAAAGCATCTCCTAAGGTGCAGCCAAAACCTAATCTTGGGTTTATCGATATAAATATCCATTCTAGTCTTTAAGTAAGTCCTTAATCAACATTATCCCTGCCATACCAGATAAAACCATTAAAATTCCAATACCCATTAAAAGAAACTGTTTATATCCTGCTCCAAAAAGACTTAAAGCTAGACCTATTACTGTAACCCAGAAACAAAGCGCTGCCTTCTTAGTCATATACTTCTCCTTTTATTCAATCAAAATCGGTATTAAAATAAATGATACCTTCCTATGCACTTCCCTGTGGCAAGTCTGGCATAGTGTAATACCATTATTAGTATCATATCTTAACTCAGGAAAATCCTTGAATGACTTGATATGATGAGCATTTAAATTACCGCCTTTGTCGTCCCCACAGAGTTGGCAAGTATAGCTATCTCGCTCATATACGGCTTCACGCCATTGTCTATACTCTGAGCGACTCCAAGCTCTCTTATAAAGAATAGTCAACCCATGTTTGAATTGAGGACTTAAAGAGCCAACCTTGCCAAACATCGGATTTTTATTGCCAATCATCTGTTCAGCTTGTTTCTTTATTGATGGATGAGTGCGCTTATTTAATCCCTTACTCCAAGTAGGTTTACCTCGTCGATTGGGTAGTCCAAATTGCCTTACTTTCTCGTTTGCCTTCTGAGTAATACTAAATTTATCTCTTATCCCATTAGCATATTCATAATTCATTTGACATTCACCATTACAATAATTCCGTCCCTTTGCCCGACAGGGTCTTCGTTCAAGTTCATTACCACAATAAGCACAATTTACTTTCATATTTCCTCACTCATTCTATCAAAATGGCTATCAGACTGCATCTGCACGATGGGTGCAACGGAGGATATGGCATCTCGCCCTCTGTATAATCAAAATTCATATCTATATCCGATACATCGAAAGACTGGCCCAGCTTTGCTGTTCTCGGCTTACCTGAAGTCTTACCGCCCATTTCTTCGCAAGACGTGCAAGTCCTCTCATCGAAGGCAGTTAGCCACTCCTTCCCTTCCACTACCCCTGATTGTATATAAGCCTCCTCTGCGCCAAAATTGCTTGCTCGTATTGTCTCAGTGCGGGCGATCATGGTTGACCTTTGCCTATCGGCAAAATCAAATACCTTACTTACTCGCTTCCTTAAGTGAGGAATGCTCTCCCCTTCTCCTATTCCTTCCTGTAGGGTTTTCTTTAGGCTGTCTACAGTAGCTTTATTTACTTCCTCAGAGTATTTCTTAATAAACTTCTTCTGGAATTGAACCGCTGCGGGTGATGAAATATCAAAATCAATCCCTACCGCTAAATCTGCTAGCGTAGATACTCCTACGCTCTCCATAACCCCACCGATAAAGGGTTTCCCTTCCTTGCCGAACCGCTCAACCCACAGCTTCTCATTGAACAGCCAATCCTCTTCCCAGCCCTTCTTGACGGCTTTAGGAGAATGCTTCATGTTAGCGAGGACTTCCTTCTCCTGCTTGCCGAACAGCTCCTTGAGCTTAGTAATGAATTTGCGCTCATAGGGGGATTGGCGCTTTATGAAGAGCTGCCATTTTTGCTCTCGCAGTTTTTCGTCGTTTTTTGGAGACCCCGGAGATCCTGGTATTGAATTTCCCTCTCGTGATTTTCCGTCATTAATTGGACTGTCTCCAATCTTCTCGGCTATTTCTCTAGCGACATCCTTAACCAAGTCCTTAAACTCCTCTTTTTCCTTTATCAAAAAGACTATTTCATCAGCTATTTGCTCAATTACTTTATCGGTGAAAAAATTCGCTATCAATTCTTACCTCTCAAATCTTTCATCTAATAACATTTATCTCCTCATTAATGGCAATTTTCCGCAAAAAAGGTCTCTAGCTTCTCTATAGAAATTGCCGACTCATTTATCAAGAACAGGATAATCTACCTTTTTACCAAGGACATAGTTATGAATTTCGTGAGAACAAAATGCAGATTCGTTGTGTTCTTCCAAAAATTCAATGAATTTACTTACTAGATTCATCTAAATTCTCCTCTCTATTTTATTCATTGATTCTAAGCCCAATTCATCCTGAAAATTCCCAAACAACCATTTGGTAACAAAAAACGTCCCATCTTTTCTGCAGTCTAGTACGAATTTCATCGAACAGCGCGGACACACAATATCCTTTCTATCAACCCTATAAACCACAAATCTCCTTTTACACCTCGGACAAAACATTTTAATCTTCACGCTTTTCCTCCCTTCATTTAATTGCTTTTTCATTTAATTTTTCTTTAACCTTCTTAGCAATTTTCCTTGATAACTCACTTATCTCTTTCTCAGAAGTTGACCCTACTGGCACAAGGTTCATAGGAAGAAGAGGCTTATTCAACCCTATTGGCTCACGTCCTACCAACTGTCTTTCCTCGTCAATCGGTGCGAAGCCACTCTTAATGTTAATCTCACGTTCTTTAAGCATTAGTTCCATATCCTCTGGAACGGGATTATCAAAGGCGCAAAATAATTTCTCATCATATCGGGGTAAAAGCTTCTCGTTCAACTTCTCCTCGAACCGCCTGCACCGAGGAAGTATAGCATTCTTGGCGTGCTGGTAGTTGCCCGCTTTCGCATTGGCCAGATTCACCGCATCAGTGGTGAGCATGGACATGGGAATCCCGAAGGCGTTGGCTATTTGCTCTTTGCTTTTCTTTCTTCCTGCTAGATAGCTCATTTCTCGGGGTGGAAAGCCGAACTCCTTGACCTCTAAATCCCCTTGTAGAACGGCGACCTTTCCTGCCTTTTTGGGCCCGCCGTATGCACCCTTCCACATTTCTGTCAGCCTCTTTCTTTTACCCTCACCTTCCAGTCCTCCCTTCTTGGCCAATATGGCAATATCGGGCCTTCCCATATTCTCAAACATAGCTTTCTCGTAATCGGTCATGTCCTTCTCCAGGTCGTAAGCATTAGCCGCCCCCATCAGCGGCCCCATCCCGTAGAATTCGCTGAACGGAGAAGGGTATTTAAAATGGACGATCTCGGATTCGTCAAACTTGATTTTTTTCATTCCCCTTTCCAGGACATATCCCTTAATAAATTCTTTGGGATCGGGGATAATCTTCATCCACTGGGAATAAAGCAACCATATCTCGGCAGGAGTTCCCAGCCCACTTGAAGGACAATACCAATAACCATTCCCCGTAAGCTCAAGGAATATAGTCGTCAGTTCCTTTAGGTCAAACTGATTGTTGAACCCGTTGACATTCCTCATAAGGTCAAAGAACGGGTGGTCGGTTACTTCCTCTATGTCAACCGCCTTCCTTAGATAGGGCTGCAATGAGGCTTCGGAGAAAAGATAATCCTTCTGCTGCTTACTTACCTGTTTGGTCTCGGTCAATTTAAACGTCTTGGTCTTGCTACCCTTAGCTATATATAGCCTCAAGGGTATTCCAGCCATAGTCGTGGCGTTGATAGTGACGCAGCTAAAAACCGTATCCCGATAAGCCTTCACCTGGCGGTCGAAGTCCGTGGGCTGCATTTTGCCCTCGCCCATCCCCCAGGTGGAGTAGTCAACCCAGCCCATATTAGGGGATTTGCGGGTGTAAAAGAAATTCCCTATCTTGTTTAGTAGTCCCAATCAATTCTCACCTCTTAATTCTTTGACAGAAATAACATTATCACCAATATACATATTCCTTAAATTTCTTTTCATTATTTCAGTCGTAACGTTCCCCTTCATCCTTACTTCAAACACTCTCTCTTTCTCTGGCCAATTGCTGATATTTACAACACCATGATCAAAATATACCTGGGCTCCCTGCCTCAGCCATCTATCAAGTACGATAGTCGTATAAAAATTAACCCCTTCAATCCCAACGTTGGTTTCACTCGTTCTTACTATGTGACCCCCATGATCCACGACAAAATCTTCAATCATCTTGGCTGATTTTTCATCTAGTAATTCCGTAGCCATTTTACCCCTCCTTTTACTCTATTATAAAACCACCTATTTCTACCTGAACTTTACCGATAAACGCCATAATAACTGCGTCAGACCTGTTAGGTGACTTTAACCCCCTTTTCTTCATATCCTCTTTGGACTCAGCCTGGATCTTCTTGTCACTCCTGATCTTATACCGAATCCCGGAAAGCTCGGCTATTAATTGAGGATCATCGGGTAAATCCACATCCCCTTTTTCCAGTCTCTCCCGGAACAGCCAATGAGCTTCAGCCCTCAAATTCAAGAATCTTTCTTTATCCTGTGCCTCCGCACCACTCACAAATTCCTCTACTCGATAATTCTGCTCTTCCAACCGGTCGTAAACTCCTCCCCCCACTCCGACGGTATCAACCCTTGTGGTTTCAGGCTTTTCCTCATCAATTACCAAGGCCGTTTCCCCGACGGTCTGCATAGTGCTGACAAATGCCGAGATATGGACTATCCTCACTACCGGCCCCCGTCTGCGAGCTATTATGTTCTCATCCCCGCCATAGCGGGCTACGTCAACCCCCAACTCACAAGGAGAACTTTCTTCCAAATTCCTCTCCACTGCCATCTTGATCCACTTATAGGGGAAAATATAATTACCCTCCGTCATAATGTCCCAGTCACCCTCAAGATACCTCTTGATCCACTCCGGAGGGAACAGGGTTCTCAAGCGGTCTTCGTAGTCAGAAGGGTTGTAGGGATTCTCCCCTGGCAAAGCCGGAATAAACCGGTGACCAGGTAAGCTCTGCTCTATGAACCTGTGCCTCACCCATCCTGGCTCGGGGTTCGTCGCCAGCAAGCCATAGTATTTTATCCCCGGAAGATTCAACCTCAAGCGTGAGGAAAGAATGAGGAAATACTCCTCTTGAGTCTCAGTAGCCTCATCTATGCCGAACCAGCCCAAATCCATCGATTTAATACGGTCAATGGGCTTATCGGACTGCGTGGGTTTCAACCCTCCGTAGTATATAAAAGAGCCATTAATTAATTCATAATACTGGTCGCTCTTGTGGTGGCGTCTAATAAGCTCACCAGGTAGAAACTTCTCCAGGGTCAATAAAGTAGTCTTCTTGAAGGTAACATTCTCGTGCCGGCACAGGTATCCCCTGTTGCCTGGATATTTAAGGCTAAGTCGTATTCCCTCGTTTGCCAAAAAAGCCGATTTCCCTCCTCCCATCGCTCCCCCAAAAAGCAAATACATCTCAGGGGCTTCGTGGGCCAATGCTTGTTTTTTTGTCGGCTTATAGATTTGAGAAAGATCAATCTGCATTCTTGTGTTCAGGGATTGCGGAGATTACTGTAATGCTTAAATCTCCACGTAAATCCAAATCAGCCTGAGTTTTATCGGGAAGTAGCTTCTTAACTAAGGCCACAAGAACGGCATCGTTTCTGTAAGCTCGTTCAACGAAATGCTTGAATAGACTTTTATCTTTTTCTTTTTCAACTTCTCGAATTGCTTTTTGCAAATCTAAAGTTAGCTTATTTTTACTACCCTTTGGTCTACCTGGCCCAAGTTTATTCCCTTTTACAAAGCTCGGATTCCCTCTTTTGTCCATTGGCTCTTAAATAGTTATTTTTTAGTTATTTTAACTATCCCTCTCAAGTTTAGCATTAAACCCTAACTCTTTTTATAAGACTCAAATGCTCCCTTATCATCATTTCCACCGCATTTCTCGTTTCTGGCTCTAATTCATCTAAATCTATTGAATGTGATTTATCCTTTCCTATTCCATGTCCATCATATCTACTTAACAATTTTTCTATTTTTTCCCAAAGTAACTTTTCTTGAACAGTAGTAGCCTTTTCTTTGTTATAACCAGCACGATAAAACAAATCATCCAAAACATTTTCCCCTAACCTTCGCAGATACACTTCCCCTACAAAATCCTCTACTAACATTTTACTCTCCTATAGTGATTTTTACCGTCTGATCTGCCTTCATCAAACGGTTAAGTTTATCAATAATCTCAGGGTCTTCTCCATTAAAATCTATCGTCAGCCTAGCTACTTTGTCTAAGCTCACGAGAGACTTTATTTCTAGCTTTTTAATGAGGGCTTCGAAGGTTATCTCCATCCCGCACCACCTATAATACTATTCTATAGCGTCTTTCAGAAGACGCTTTGACCATTTTTCTTTTTTAATTATGAATCCTCAAGAATCGATTATTCAACTCTCTAATATCAAAAAAGCGGTTTCTGGCTGTCTGAGCAAATATTCCTACTGTAATCGTTACCTCACAGGAAAATCCCAATTTAATCCCTTCTGTAATACTGCCCTATAGCCAATTACAGAGGACAACTTCACATTTTGTTTTTCTCTGCACGCATCGTCAAAAATCTCACTTTTGGAGCTAAAATGCCAATATCTCAAAAATGACGATATTCTTAGAAAACTGGTATATTCACTCAAAAAACGGACGCCCTCTTGAAAACTACGATTTGCCGCCCTCCATAACCCCGATAAACACTGCATCGCAGAGAGCACCTTTACGTCAAACGAACTTCTGCACGTTTAGGAAAAAATCGTCACGCTTCAAGTAAAATTACCTGTCTGATTTTTTCCTTCTGAAAAGCTAATTTTTTTTCAGCCTCTTAAAAAAATTCATCAATTTTTAGGAAAATTAGAAAAAGCTCCAAAATAGAAAAATCTGCATATTTCGGAAAAAATTGAATGCCCCTATCTCCTCCGTCAGAAAATCGGTTTTTGCTCTCTGAGGTAAATATTCCGATAATAATCGTTCGTCTGAAATAAAATGTTGTTTTTACCCTTCCTGTAATGCTATTCTATGCTGTGTTTCAGGGAACACTTTCATCGTTTTGTTTTCTTCCGCACGGAAGCAGTCAAAATGCAATTCTTGCGTAAAAATCGCAATATCGGGAATCCTAGCGATGTTTTTAAAAAACCGCATATTTTTCACAAAATCGAACGGTCTAATCACTTTTGCCCATTTTACCCTTTCTATGTTACCGATGAATACTACATTACAGAAGATAGTTTTGGTTTTTATAAAAAGGTATTGTAAACTTGAAAAAACGCTACGTATTTTTAGAATTATATTTCTCCTTTTTTCGCTTTCCGATTCACAGTTTTTTTCAGAGCCTCTAAAATAAATTGCCTCTGTTTTTCCCTATTTTCCATAATTTATGTCCTCTGTATGCCTATCTAGGACTACATCATAAAAAGAGCCTTTTGAGTATCTTCCCCCTGCCTATATCAACCGTCTTTATCTCCATCCCTACACCACCGACTCATCCGGCGTGTTTGCCGAGTTGGCTACGATTAGCTCAAGGCAAAGACCATCCCTTGCTTCCTGAGAAAGCTCATCATCCGGGTCAATGTTGGCCAGTAGTCGAATCCTATCCAATTCTTCTTCCAATAATTTATAGGCACTGGAAGGTAATCTGCATTTGAATATGAACCAGTTAGTTGACTCCACCAAAGACATACGTTTCCTCCCTTTTCTTCTCCACTTTTGCCTTTATCTCAAATAATTGCTCTTTAGTTAAATATGGCTCTCTCTTAAAATGCGCCCTATCATGGTCGGGCCTGCATATCGAAATCTCATTACTGGGAATGCATTGCCCCCCCTGCGAGCGATAGATAATTTCGTGTATTTCCTGGGCTAATCGTTCCCCTCTTCCCTCGGCTAGGCAGACTTCGCAGTAAGGATGATCCTGCAGGTAAGCCCACTGGGCCAGCCTGTCCTTTTTTCTCCTCATCCTCCAATTCATTTAGCCCGCCTTATCCTCTTCGCCAGTTCTCTCCTCGCCTTGCGGTTCAGCCCCGGCGGGTTCTTTTTGACCCAGCGCTCTTTTGGCTGCCCGTGCTGCGTCTCCTTATAATCGTTTTTTTCATTCCCCACTTTATATCCCCTTCACAATTAGCTAATTGCCGGCGGTCCTTACCCTACGCCAAAGTATATCGGTGGGCTTTATTTGCCTAGACAAATTTTACGTATTTTTTTTAAAGCGGCGTTTAGATGTTGATTAACCGCTTGTTGAATCATACCTAAATCTTGAGCAATTTTCTCTTCTGTCTTGCCCTCAAAAAATCTTTTTTGAACAACTTTCTTTTGTTGGTCTGTTAGCTGATTTAAAGCTAGACGCAATAGAAGTCTTTGCCCGTCTGTAAAATCTGACGAAATTCCATTATCAAAAAAGACGTTATCTTCTTCGGTAATGGTTTCTTCGATCGGAAGTTCGTTGCCTTCCTCGTCTATAATCGGTTCCAAATCCGAAAATCTTTTCAATCATACCCCACTTTCCCTCCTTTTTATTTTTTTCCCTTTACTACTAGCAATCCTACTAGTGTTTTACTAGTATATCCCTTGACTTTTTCCAAAAATGACTATAATAAAAACGGGAGTGCCAGGGAGAACATCCCATAAAACAAGACTGCTTGGCCGCGGACTTGTGGGCGCTCCCATTTTGTTGCTTATTTATACTATTAAATGGTTATATACACCAAAAAAAGTGTATTAGGCAGAAAGCAAGACGAACATAGAACAAAGTCATTGTTGTTATAGCATTTCTGCCTATATTTAATAAAAAACGAACAGAAAAAAATCTCCTTTTAAGATTTTCCGCTGTTCGTGTTAGTCTTTTTGTTAGTCGATGTTTATGTTCGTCAATTACAGTATATACTAAAAATTTAAAGTGTCAAGGGGAAGAGCAAGTGGCTCTTAGATATACATTGACATTTTAGCGTCTTCCCCTAAAGTGGCTCTGGCAGGATACCCCTCCCTGCGTCCCTATCATAGCTTTTCCAATCCGCTCAAGAAAAGTTTCTAGGTTCATCAAGATTCTGGATTGGTTTCTTTCCCAAGCATCCTAGAATGCCACAGAGCCACTATAATGATAGCAAATAAATTTAGAATGTCAAGTCCCCTTAATGGATTTTCCTTTTATGTTTGGCCCATCGGGTTTAACCACATACTCTTTATCCAAATTATAGTTGTCAAATGCCTCTATCTCCTCTGCTTCTTCTGGAAGCCATCGAATTAAAACATTAGCCCTCCATCTCTCACAATATTTGTGTGCAGTCAAATAATTTGCTGTTTTGTTTTTCCGCAATCTCTCCCAAGCCAAAAATGCCCGCTTCACATAACCTATCCCACAGTCATTGGGAACAAAAAGTCGAACATCATCGGCATAAACTCGTCCAGTAACAATCCAAGGTCGGCCTCTTTTCAAAAAATAACCATCAATATATATAGAATGACCTTTAATTTCCATATTAATCTCCTAATAATTTTTCCTTTTTCTCTAAACTACGGTATTTTGTGCATAGATACACTCTTCCCCCGCTTGAAGCCATCGTAAGTCGTCTAGAACGAATATTACATACATCAGATGCCTTTGAATAGAATTTACAGCTATCAGCGAATCTACATCTAGCATTCATTTTATTTTTCCTCAATCACAATCTGCGTCCTCGGTTGCTTCCTATCATACAGCAATTCCCAATCTAAGTCAACCCTGTCATTAGAATCATCTACAATAACCCGCCCTTTTAGGCAGTCCAAAATTACTTTAGGTGTATAATTATCCTTATCCCTCTTATGTTTTGTCCTGAAATAATACTTAATCCTGATTTTCGCTCTCTCAAACAACCTAACCAGCCGCGCCCCCTCCCCCGCCTGCGCCAGCGCCTTGACCACCTCGACATCCCAGTCGTCCTGCGTGGAGCTATCAGGAGTGATGGGAATAATTAGTTTTAGAATTCTTGTCACTGGGACAAACTCTGCTCTTGTATTGTCTATATTGCTCTTGGCTATATCTAGGACAACCATTGCGTCACCTGGAGGGGTATCATATTTTTTCAATAAATTAACTATCTTTTTTGCCATTATTTTATGATTTTCCCACATTTCACAGCCTCTTTTGTAAATCTTTTAATCTTATTAGGATGTAATCATCCTTTCTGTTAGCCGCTTTCAAAGCAAGGATGGGTATTTTCTTCTCCTTCTTCGCCTTCGGTACAATCTCGGTAAACCACTCCAGCATTGCTATCGTCTTTCTGCGCTTGCACTCAATATAAAAGCGCCCGTGGAGGGTATCCGAGCTGGTGCCGACCTTACTCATCTTGCCGCTCAAACTATTCCTCAACGTCCCGAATGCTTTGGCTATACGCCTTTCGTGTGCCTTCCAAGATTTATCACTCATACTAACACCTCCCTTAACTGCGGGGTTTAAAATCTTTTATAAAGCAGGGAATTGTCTTTGCTCTCCACGATTCTTCAACTTGAGTTCTATCCTCTGCCCTAAATAACGATTTGCATTTCGGGCAGATTGGTGCGGCAAAGACATCATAAAATTCTACCTCTCCCCAATTAGCATAAACCGATAAAGGCTTCTTGCCTTCGGTATAACCGCAGTTGATACATTTATAATCAACATCGAATCTGCCACACTCACCGCACTTCACGCATATTTCGCCGTAAGTTAGCTCAGGGTGGCGGCAACCCTTGACTGGACGATAATCTAGATGAATAGCATTTACCTGGTTCATACCAACACCTCCTCTTTAATCCGCTTCTTCCTCATCCACGCAACATGCTTTCGCACCTTCTCCTCAAGCAAAGCCGCCCCCTTCGCACCCAGCCATACGCCGTCCCTCACTACCTGCAGGTCGCCGAGCCAGACATCGGCGGTGGCATAGTTGTGGCGGATGAGCTTTTTTATTGCGTCTGTGTCAATTTGGCTCATTTTTGCTCCTTATTCCAATAGCGAATAGGCTTCCCATTCGCCTTTGCATATTCTATTTCACGTCTTGTTGATTCACCTATATAGCCATCAAGGTTGATAACAAAGACTTCGTCAGCCAAATCTATTTTCCTTAAATGAAGTTCATCTAATGCTTCTTTATTCCCTGATTTTTCACCGAAATGGTCAAGTCCATTCCAACCTTGTTCGTCCGCATACCAAGACGGTAAACAGTTAATCATCAAACATATAGCCTTGCCGTCTTTCTCTAATTCCCATCTTTTTATTGCGTGATAATCGGCAAATCTGGTTGAGCCACAAATACATATAATTTTAGGCTTCATTTGCCCCTCCTTCCTTTTTCTCCTCCACCTCGAAAAACCTCAGTCTTTTTAAGTCAAAATGCAGGTCAACCTTGCCTGTCATCCCATCCCGGTTCTTGGCTATGTAAAGTTTCGTATCTTCAGGGTTGTTTTTAAAGTTCTCCACACCGGGCCGATATAGGAGTAGCACCTGATCCGAGTTATCCTCTATCCCCCCGGACTCCCGGAGGTCTCCCAAAACTGGCCGCCTCCCCTCCGCCTTCCGGCTCAACTGTGAAATAGCCAATATAGGGATATTCCTTTTCTTCGCCAGTCTTTTCAAAGAGTAAGTCAGCCTCCCTAACTCCAAAGCCCTGGTCTCCTCTTCTCTGGCCGCCACTAGCTGGATATAATCTACAACTATCAGATCGCAGGGGATCTGTCCTGACAGAGCCTCGATCTGCGCTATGTCCTCCAGATTGTCCAGGATAGTCAGCTTCCACTTCGCGATTTCCCTTGAGGCTTCGTTGACTTTTTCCAGATTATCCAAGCTCAAATTCTTTATCGCAAATCTTGAGAGATCTACTCCGGTCTCCATAGTCAAAAGCCTTCTAATCAGCTCAGATGCCCCCATTTCCAGGGAAACATAGATAATCTCTTTTCCTCTTTCTTTCAGCCCATACCGGCAAACAGTCAGGGCAAAACTGGTCTTTCCCATAGAGGTTCTTGCCCCCACGGTGATCAGCTTAGGGGCGCATAATCCACCGATCCTCTCATCCAGGTTCGAAAGGCCGGTAGGAAATTCCAGCTCTTTGCCGATCCTATTCTCTATATCATCGTAAGTCTTTTTTATATTCTCAGGAAAATCAGTCTGCCTTTCCCTTGCCAATGTCCCCAAAGCCTCCCCTATCGTCCCCTCGATGATCTCCCGGCCTTCCGATAGAACCTCCACCAGCGGTTTTTCTTCAAAAACAGCCTCCCCTGCCTGGTAGTAGGCTCTCATCAACTGCCTGAGGTAATGCTTTTCCCTCACGATCCTGGCGTAGTCCTCGGCTACCAGCGGGGTCGGCACCAGCTCAATTAGCGTAGCTAAATAGGCTTTGCCCCCGCACTTTTCCTTATCTAGCCTGCTGTCTAGCAATACTTCATTTATAGTCAATTGCTCATCGGCCATCTTCAGCATTACGTTATAGATGTGCCGGTGGGCTTCGGAATAGAACATTAACGGGTCAGGCAGGATCGCCCTCACCCGATCGATCGTATTGTTAAGTAGAATACATCCCAGCACGGCCTGCTCGGCGCTCAAATCGTGGGGTGGCACTCTCTCAACGCTATCTGTGTCAATTTGTCTCATTTTTGCTCCTTCATCATACTTTTTATAATCGCTGGTCTTGACCATCTTCTCACAAATAAATTATTTTTTCTCCCAACTACTCTCTTTTGCTTATTTGGTGGTTGATAAAGTTGAACGAAAGGCAATGCCCCGCACTCATAGGCAAATCGCAACCTGTCCTCGCTTTCTTGAATGGGCTCACTAAAACCCGCTAAAACATAGCATCTTATTTTATTTCGACTGAAACCTGCCATCCTTAATTTTTCAGCCACTTTGGCAAATTGCTTTTGACTATCCCAGTTATCCAAAGCTAGCCACAATTCTTTTATTCGTAGTCCTCTCAATTCTTCAATGTGCCAATCCTTAAACAATCTAACATCTAATCCTCCTAAAAATTGTATTGCTCGCTGAGTTTTTAGCATTGAAAAGACTTTCATTAAGTGATCTCTATTGCTTAAAAGAATATTATTATCCTGGATAATGTTGCCAGCCGCAATTTGATTCAATGTTCTAAATCTGCCTTCGATTTCGGACACTAAGCACCAAGGGCAGGTAAAGTCGCAACCCCTCGATGTAAACACAACTCCTTTTTTGATGTACCTACCAGGCACAAACTCATCTCTATTGAGTCTATAAGCTGGGCCTCCGATCTTCACAACTGGATAATATTCAGACCATTCATTTTTTATCTCCTCACAGAAGTCTCTATCCCAGGTGAATAGACAAGAGATATGCACCTCGTCTACCTCGGGCCTCCATAACTCTGGAGAACCGATAATAACCAAGTTATCCTTGGGAGTGAAGTTTGTCCTCCTAGGGAACACTCTAAGGATTTTCATTTAATTGCTCTACCTCCTTGCTTATCATCCCCACCTGCTCGGCGGCGAGGTCGTGGGGAGGGACGCGGTCGTTAATCGGCGACGTGGTAGGGAGCGGTTGGTTGTGGTTGTTTGGCATTGCTCTTTTCCTTTAAAAAATTTTCCAATGGTTTATTAATACTCAAAAACCTATCTAATCCTCTTTGTAAAAAATCTCTCAATTCCCATTTATGAGTCCAAAAGTATTTATCATCTTCCAAAATAGTCTTATAGTTTTGCATGGCATCTCTAATTTCCTTTTCTGAATACTTCTCAAGAACAGCATTGAGGTTGGGTTTAAACTTTTCTCTATCCCTGTGTACCATAATTTTTAGTGAGTTCCAAAAATCAAAAAGACTATATATGTTTTCTTTCCTTTTCTTTCTTTCTTTAGACGCTCTGGAATTCTTATCATTACTATCTTTTTTTGAGGTCGAGGTTGACGTTTCGTCAAGTTTTACTTGACGTTTTGTCAAGTTTTTGGTTGACGTTTCGGCAACCTTCATTCTCCATTTTTCGTCAAAGGTTGACATTTCGTCAAGTTGCCATTTTTCATAATCTTTGTGGAAGTAAATATAACCATTGTTCTCAGCAATTTTTATGATGTTCTTTTTTTCCAGATTAGTTAACGTTTTGGCAACCTTTTCTAGAGGTATTCTTGTGAGATCAGCTATGTCTTTTTTTTTGAGTCTGGCGTATTTTTGCTTAAATCCATAACTGTATCTAAGAATACAAAGAGTAGCCCTATATTCGTTTTTGTTTAAACCAGCGCCCATTAAGGCTTCCCATAAATCATTTGCTATCTCTACGTGTCCGTTTTTTGTCTGTGGATTTGCCATTTTCTGTTTTTATTTTCCTTTTTTAGACAGCCCCGTCACGTCCTTCCCATCCACACCCGCCAGATATAATTCCCCTTTGCATTTATAACCAGCTATCGTTCTGTCTTCTATTTCCGTCTCATCCTCTAAAATACGCTTGCCGTATATAATTTTATGCGTTTTTCCGCATTGGGGGCAAAGCACCTCATCCCCCAAAGCTGGCAGTTTTGCCAGTTCATCATTTCCAAAAGCAACAAAAGGTATTTCACTCATTACTTTATTTCCTTCCCCAACTCAATCACCGCCGCATATACGGCTTCTTGGCGGGTTTTGCCCTTGCCATTAATTCTAACTCCATTCTCGCCCATCAGAGTGCAACGGTAGTAACCGGAATCTATCTTATTTGTTAGTTCACGAAAGAAATATCCCATCCCCTCCAGTATCTGCTCAATCCTCTCCCAGGGCAGGAGAGGGATAAGGTTATCCCGTTTTTCCCAAGTAGTTATATCCCCAGAGCTTGTTATCTTTACCTCATCATATTTACTACTATATTGTAAGACCGTAAAAACATCACGGTAAGTGGTAAATATACAGGCATCCCGATACTCCGCCTCCCATTCCCACTTCCCCTTAACCTTGCCAAGTCCTTTGCATTTAGGGCAAGTATATGGTATGCTTTGTTCTGAAGTTCTTCGACCTATCCATCCTTCTCCATAACATTCTGGACATTCCTTCTCCTGCCTTTCGGCAATTTTCTTGATAGCCTCATAGCAAGGCTTTGCTAGTTCTTGCGCTTCTTTGGTGAACTGCATTTTTCACTCCTTTTTTATGCAACCCTTTCTCCTTCTAAATATCTCTATCCGAGAGAACTCTTTTGAGTGAGCTTTTTAATTGATAACGCAACGCTAATTCATCACCAAGATCCCTTGTCTTTACCCAGTCTTTAAATATTTCTACTCCTCCAATTTTTAGAACAATTTTTTGATTTTTTCTCATCTATTTCTCCTTCCTTTGCCCAACGTATCACCTTATAGGGCTCTCTGACCACAATTTCTTCTGTGTTTACATTTGCCCATACTTCTGTGTATCGCATTTATTCCTCCTTTCAACCCATAATGGCGTATAAATATCAAATGTTTTTCCGCAATAACCACAATACAGACACCGAAGACCACTGGTATCCCAACCGCACCTATGGCATTTAGGGCAGAATAACATTTATTCCTCCCAAATTTCACCACATACGTTACATCTCCAGTTTTTCATTATAGGGTCATAATCTATATCCGTGCTGCCACAATATGGACATCGTTCGAGTTTGGTGATGTCAAATGGCGCTACTACTTTGCGTTTCATTTTGCTTCTCATCATCTTCTCCTCCGCATTCAAAACAGAATTTTCTACCTACTTCGATAGCTTCATCACATAACTTTGCTTTGCAGTTATCACATTTAGTATCTGATTCTCTTATCATTTTGATTCCTTCCTTGCCCGCTCTCTCAAATGGCTTTACAAAAAGGTTTATTCCTTTTTCCCTGCGTTCCTAGAATCTTCGGAGCTTGTTTAATTCGCTGTATCCATTTTTTGATTTCTCTAGCCAATTCAGGTTCACAAAAATCAGAGTAACATTCCAAAGCTACCATAGCTGCAGGGTCTTTTCTGGGCACCAGCACAAAAGGGCTATCTACATCTAGCACATCCACTGAGGACTTCCCAGAATTCTGAACGCCTTTTTGATAAACAAGATATTTTTCATATAGTTTCATCTTCTTCTCCTTTTTCCTTGCCCGCCCTGCCTCACGGACTCTCACCGTGAAGTTAGATACGTTTTCCCGTATTCGCAGAGCGGGCTACATAAGTTATCTATCCATCAAGATAAAAACCACCATCTTCATCATAAATACTACCACTTCTTTCCATTTCATCCGAATTATCACCATAAACTCGTCGAGATACTTTCTTCCCTTCTTTTGACGAGGGGTGGTGCAACGTCCCATCTTTTCTCAAAATCGCTTCTCCTCTTTTGTTCCAGACATTCTTTGCCATTGCTCTTCCTCCTTTCTTGCCACCTCGGCGAATAACTGCTTTCTCAATTTTCCCCCTTCTTTTATTTATCTTCAATGAAATCGCTACCAAAAGCATTTTTAGTATCTTCTCGGTAAATTCGTTGCTTTATATTTCTGTAAAAAAATCGTCCTCCGTCTCTTTGAGCTGCCTTGTTTAATCCTTTTAACGTCTTTCTTCTTTGTTCTTTATTCATTTCCCCCTCCTTCCTTGCCCGCCCTGGCAGGATTACAGCGCGCTTGTCACCTTACGTCCTGCCCGCAAATGAGGTGGCGTACAGAGCGGGCTATATTCAATCAATAACCACCCGGTACCCCATAATCCTAGTAAAACGCCTTTCCCTCCTTTCGTCTGGTTTTTCCTTATAAACCCGGGGCGCCGGGTGGGGTTTCACTTCCAGCCTGCCGAGCTGGGCGGTTATCTGCCAGCGGTTGCGCCTGTAATAAAGCAGCTTGCCGTCGACGTCGGAGAATGTCCTGGTGTAACCGTTCTTTCTGGCTGTGTATATCATTTCTTACCTCCTCTCAGTTTGTTTTCTCCATTCAGCTAAACATTCTTTTTCAAACAAATTCCAAATCTCATTTAGGAGTTTGTTTTCCTTGTCTTTCCACTTGTGCCGATTCCACTCACAAAGAAGCCTAGTTAATTTCTCTATTCTTTCTTTCATTTTTTGCCCCCCAGCTCCTTTTGCAGCTCCTCAAACATATCGTCAAACACAGAGTCTATCTCCACCAGGTAGTCGTTTGAGAGGCCCAGAAATGATTTGACTTGATAGTTCTTAGTCAGCCACTCTTCCAACCCCAGCCCCTTCGTCTTGCCGCTCACAAACAGCTCTGCGAACCGCTTGCCCAGCCGCTTTATCAGCTTGTCGCGGTCGAAGTCCTTATCGACTACTTTGTCTAAGGATGTTCCCGGCACGGTTTCTATCTTTTCTATGGTATTTTCTTCTAGCTTCTTTCCCTCTTTGGGTTTTCCGATTGCAGCGCCTTTTTCTAAATGATCCATTCTTTCAGGTTTAACGCGCTCTTGCTCTTCTCCTTTTTTGGGTTCATTGTTGTATATCCACCCCAGCCAGCCATCAGCTTCCTTCTCCACTGCCTTGCTCCATTTCAGGCCCGCCTCGATGAGGGATTTAGCAACGGCGCTTTTGGTGATAATTCTCTGCTCTTTATCCTTTCGGTGATCCCAATATTCTCGTTCATCCTCTTTAGAATCAAGCACACCCGACCCACCCTGGGGTGGTTTTTCACTATTCAAGAGCTTTACTTTCCCCCTCGCCAGCCTGCGCTCGTCCTTATAGATGTCGGTCTTGGCATCCTCAACCCTAATCCTTTTACCTATCGCTGTTCCAGGGATGGCCTCCTCGGCCTTATTGGCTATGAAATCAACGACAATCGCTCCCGTGCCGTCATTTATAACCAGTTTCTGACTCCAGAACGCCTGGCCTTCCCTCTTCCCACTCTTTACTTTGCGCTCATATGCCTGTCTAGCTTCCTTGACGGTGGCCTCCAGGGTGATGTCGGACATCTTGGTGAAGATGGTCTCATCTAGGTCTAACAGCTTTTTGATGGTTATATTGTCGCTCATGATTCCCCCCTTTCTTTTTCTAGCTCTTTTACTAAATTATTTACAATATCAAAGAGCCGAATTACCACTACGGTCTCCTCCCAAAAATAATCGTGGTCTATCTTTATCTTTAGTTCGTTTAGTTCTTTGCGTATTTCTTTTAGATTCATAATTTCCCCCTTTCTTTAGGCTCTGGATAAATTTTCTTTGGTCATTGATTTTACCGAATGGTAAGTTTTGTTTCTTCATTTTCCCTTTATCTTCTTGTGTGTTTGATATATGTCCAGCAGATTCAGGAAGATTCCCCAATATAGGTCTATATTGCCGACCACCTGCTCCTGGAAGGTCTCACTCTCAGCCCGGGGTATGTTGAGGATTCTCACCTTGTCCACTCCATAGCCATTTTCTATAAGCAAATGCCAATATGCGACTACCTGAACAAAATGCTCAGGATATATGCCTGACCCGGTCTTCAGGTCAACCAGTTCAAATCGTACCCCCTCACTCCGTGCATATATATCAAGGGTTCCCCCAAATCCAAAAGTCTCACTGACCAAAGGTTTCTCTATTAAAATCGGCTCTATCTTGTGGTCTTTTTCCCACTCCCAAAAACTTAAAACCGAATTCTCAGCTTGGTCGATCTGGTTCTTGGAATACTCGCTGGTATCCGTTCTCTTTCCTGAGAGCCGATCGGTAATCATAGCATGTGCCAAAATCCCTATGTCTGCCTTTTCATCTCTGTATTTGTTCGCCGAGATTCCTTCCAGTCCTATTCTGTTCGCCCAATTAACCAAGGTCTGTTTGTTCCAGCCCAATTGTCCGACTATGGTCGTGGCACCAGGGACTATCGTGCCATCTTCCTTTCGATATGTCTGGTGCGCCCTGACTTTTTTCCCTATTTTCTCCTTCTTCTTTTTCGGCCTTCCCCCCTTGTTCTCTATTAGCACTACTTTGGCCTTATTCGGCTCCCATAATAGCGTCATTTTCCCCTCCTCAATAAACCCTCAAATTCCCCTTGCCGACCAGCCAATTCTTTACGATCCGCTCGATTAGCTCCCTCGGCAAGAGGGCTTCCTTTCCCGCTTCCCTTGCCAGCGCCTCGGATGCTTCGTGGTCTAGGATAATCTGGTAGCATCTTTTCATCGTTTGACCTCCAGCCCCGACACCAGCCTTATCTCCGGGAACTCGCTGACCGTTCCATTCCTGAAAATAATGTTAGGGCGGTTGATCATCCTTTTCACTCTCTTTTTCTCTCTTCCCTTAATTCTTTTTTTCATAATTCCTCCTTTGCGTAAATTAATCCGATAAATTCTCTTAGCGCCTTGTTGGATCTTCTTGTTTTAATACCCCTGCGGATACTAGGATGCTCAAGCCCAATCCCCTTATTCCAGGGAACTCTGCCCGTCATAAGGCGAGATACTCTTTCTTTTGCTTGTTCACTGCTGCGTTTATCCATTTTGCGTTTTTTCAACCTTGATCTCCTTCCCGTCAGTCATAATTAGCCTTAATGTTCCGTCTAAGGGCCATCTGATAAAAGCAAATTTCTTATCTTCCCCGAATTTCTTCTTTGCCTTCTTAATAACTCCTTGAATATCGTCCGTGCGGCTTATTTTAAGTATTTGCGTCACCTTCCCCTCCTTTTATTTGGAATAGCATTATACTTAATCATTATTCTAACTTGTTCTAGTGCTTTAACTCTCTCTTTTATTTGTCGCTCCAAGCCAGTCTCACGGTATTCTGGCCCTATTTTATCACTCGGCACTCCGCTTGACTCCAGTAGTGACCGCTCAATTTCCTTAATTATTTTTTTGTATTTGTTTATCATCCTCATCTCTCCAATCAAGAATTGCTACTTTAGCCCCCGCTTCTCCTAATACCTCAATATATTCTTGCCACTCGTTACTCATCTCCCCCTCCTTTTTTTCGCTCTTCTATATAATGGCTACCCGTCTGCTTTATGCGGGCTTTTATGAGGTCTTTTAGCTCGCCGATGCGGTTGAGGTAGTCGTGGGGTTCAATTCGCAGTTTTTTGTTGAGGTAGAGCTGGATTAAGTCCTCGGTTTCCTCGTTTTTTTCCAGCACAATTTCCTTGGTTTCCGAGAAGGGCGTATCCTGGACACGCAGGAATTTCAGCCCCTGGTGCTCTGTCCCGTCCTCGTGATAATGCTTGCCCGTGAGGGCAGCCGCTATCGAAGCGTTCTCGAAAACTATTTCCCCGTCTGTTTCGTCGTAGCGTTTTTTCATACCTTATTCTCCTTTAATAGCTCATTATTCTCGTAGATGTTGCCGATTAGTTTTATTTCTAAATCTTTATGGAGGGGCTCATCCTTATCTCCATATCTGACAAACCAACCATTGCCAATTGTCTCCCCACTTTCATCGGACTTGTAACTTCCAAATTCTACGACGACATGCCCGATATAATAATCTCTACTAATATCAATAATATCCCCCTCGTAAATCTCCTTGCCGTTTTTGTCCAGCAGGTTAGTAAATAAATTCCTATCAGTAGCATACAAAAAGGCAGGATACCATATCGTTTCACCTTTTTTCAGGTGTTCCCAGTGAGCGTTAGAACCGTCTCCCTTGTACCACCTCTCGTAACCTATTATTTCGTCTCCTATTCTTAATCTAAATTTTATCTCTTTCATACCTCCACCCTCCTTTTTACCCCCCCCGTCCTGCTATTAGGCGGGGTGATTTTCCATCTTTCTTCTAGCAGTCTCATCTTAGATAATAAAGTTTGACGAATCACTCCTTGCCCTGCTAATAACGGTAGCCTATTTTTTATGTAATCCTTCAATTCTTTCCAGGCATTTTTGTAAAGCATCTACCTTTCTCCTTTATGAGGGGGAAGAGCAAACAAGCCTTAGCTGTTGCATTATATAACTAGCATCTTCCCCTGTCCGAATATTGTTTGCAGCGGGGGAGGAGCAGGAGCTTACTAGCTTTCGCACTGCCTTCTTAGCTTCCTCCCCGCAATTTTTTCGTAGAGATGGGAGCAGTGAGGATCTAGAATTTCTCACGAAGATGATAGCATCCCACCCCCATATTTTAGTCATTTTTTATTCTTTTTCCTCGGAATTCCATTTCTTTCCAAAACATTAATTATCGTAGAATGAGTGCAATTCCACTCTTTAGCAAGGTTTGATAATGTTTTATGGTCTCTCAAAAAGGTAAGACAAATCAAGGCTTCTTGTTCTTGGGTAAATCTTCTAGGCAAGTTTTTCCTCCAAATGTCAAGTATTTGTCAAGTTAACTATATTATATACTAATTATTTAAATCGTCAAGGGTTTTATCGACTAAATCAGCCACTTCATCCACACAATCCAGTCCCAACACGCAATTCCTCTCTCCCCACCCTCAAAAAAAGTGCCCCTGTGGTTAGCGGGGGCGGTGACGAACAGTCGGAAAACCATTACTATTACTATCATAAATCCTCATTTTTGTCAAATCTTAACTATTGAATAGTATAAATTTTCAATAAATATGTTTAGATTATGAAACAGTTGTCACAATTTCTAAACACACCAAAGGGGAGGAAGTTTTTGATTATGGTCAGCTTGTTGACTAGATACAGCACCAATTTGGTCAACATAGTGAGTATATTTAAGAATACTATACTCAGGAATATACAACCACAATGATTTACTCGCACCTCTCACCCGACCACCTGCGGGGGGCGGTGGAGAAGCTGGATTTATAGCGAATATGGAATCCATAAGAGATCATTAATCCCAAAAGTGACATCAGGACTATGATCTCGAAAATCTATCTTTGCATAATGAGTGAATTGTTTCCAATATTCAGAATGGTCGGCTGATTCATTGACGGGCAGAAAATCGAAAATAGCTTTACGTCCCTTTTTCCCATTCCAGAGTATATCCCCATTTCTTCCTTTTGCTTTGTTGATTGCTTCTCTAAATTTCATTTAGAACTCCTCGTAAAATTTTCTTCCCAGTTCCCATTCGGGACTTCCCTGTGGGAAATCACTGCCAGGTTGGTAATATATGTCGTCATGCTGGAAAATTGTCATTTTCTCAGTCTCAATTCTCAAAAAGGGCTCAAGTCCCATTGCCTCAATTTCTTGAGAGATTTCAATCATTCTACTGTCTTCTCCGAACCATACCCAACATTTTTGCTGGGGAAGCCATTTACAACCCATTGCCTTTAATCCCTCTTTTTTAGGGAAAGAATTTCCCCCTGCCTCGATGGCTATCCTCATTTTCTCCTCCTTTTTCAAATCTTTTGTCTTCATTCTACCCATATTATATACTATTTTTTCAGATTGTCAAGGGGTATTTGTCTATATTTCAAGACTATTTTTTCACTATCAAGGAGAATTATCTCCCAAAACAAGGCCAGATAAGGATTAGTGGCACTCCTCATTTTTTCCCCATCCCCTTCGTTTTTTCCCCACCCCTCTCATTTTTGTCCTTTCCCCGTCCCCTTCTAGGTATGCTGTATTTTTCCAGAATATTAAATATAGTCCCTATAGCACAATCTCTATCTTCAGCCATCTTTTCGATTCTACTCTTGGGACTCAGATACTCAACGCAGATTTCTCTCTCCTCCTTATCAGAAAATCTTCTTTTCATTTTCCACCTCCATCCTAATTATATATGAAAAGAAAATTTTGTCAAGTCCCTAAAATTTGAGAATTGTCTTGAAAAAAACGACGGAGAAGCTGGATTTATAAGATGAACTCTCAGGTCTCCTGATTTTTGATTTTTTATTCCTTTATTCATCGGTATTTCGGCGTCTCATTTTGTACTTAGTGGTATGATTATACGTTTGATGAGACAGTATGCCTTTGAACTGAGTCTTTCGATGTCTCCAATCTCTTTCCTATCGCTCGAAGAGAGAGTCCTTGATCCCTCATTTTCTGGGCAGTTTCCCAAGTTTCTATTTCGGGCTTATATTCGCCCAAAATTCTGTCATAGGCTTCCTGACTGTAATACCAGATACCATTTTCTTTTATTATTGGTGGCTCTCCTGCCAATAAACAGTCGCCACATTTCACTTCAACAACATCATCATCAACTTCGTATATTTCACCACAGATTGAGCAGGTTAGTTTCTTCATTTTGTCTCCTTGAATTTCAATCAATACTCATTTTCAGGGCAGCGTAAAGGAAGCGGGTAAAGTTTATCAGGTCTACGATCTTATCCTCTGGATTATGTCCTGAATTAATCTCGCTTTTTAGCCTCAAAGTATTTTCCCAGACTGAATGAAACCTGGCTTTAACTGGATCTTCTAAACTGTCTCCATAATCCGTTATATGCACTCCACCTTTATTATACGATTGACCACGCTCTTCCATTTTTTTATCAGCTTTCTCAAGCGCCTCATCACACAACTGCCGAAATTCTTTATCCTTCTTTGCCCTTATCTCCTCTAATATTATACCCATCATTTTCTCCTATATATTTATCACAAAATCTACCGCCTCATCCAAAGTGTCGAACATGACCTGGACGGTCTTATATATGAAGGGGTGCTTCCTGAGATCCAGCGAGCCGCCAAATCCTATAATGGTTAGCTGCAGGATATAAGCCATCCCTAGCTCTATGAGAGTTCCGCTGCCTGGGTTGTCCAGGTTAACTAAAAAGATGTTGCAGTTCTGGAGGTGGAATATATCCTGGGCGAATAATTCCTCTCCTCTAAACCCCCCGAAGGATTTAACCCTCTCTGCAGTGATTATTCCATCCCTTAAAGATACGGGCACGTGGTCGCAAGGGTTATAGCAGTCAATTCCCTCATCGTCGAACCGCACCGCAGCTAAGTTCCTCCAATCTGCTGCCTCCTCCCAAACCAGCCCTTCGATTTTCCCTGCCAAATATACATTTTTCCACACTTAAATCTCCTTTCTAAAATCCCTCTAATAACTCATTCAAACTCGGATAGACAAAGCAATAATGCTTATCTGGTCGGAACATCACGGTCGGGATTCCTATAATGCCCTTGCCATACCAGCGCTTGGCAAACCCATCATCTGTCTGAAATGTCCCCGTCTGAATTAGGCATTTTGGCTGTCCATATTCGTAGAAATTCTGGCAGGCGGGTTGATGCCGATGTGCCGATACAATCACATCTGCGTCGGGCGAATACCATTTAAGCTCACGATTCTGGGGATGATTAGGATTATACATCGAATACCCTTTGAATTGATGAGCCATTTTGATTTTATATTTCTGCTTTCCCACAATCAAATTCAAAGTCCCTTTGCCGTTGAAATAGTCAATACTTCTGGACAGTAATTCCTTGACAGTGCTTTCCCCATATAGCCGCTCATCTCTTTCGATATCATGATTGCCCCAGCAGGCAGCAAGCCATTTCTTCTTTTTTACGAATTCACTAAGGATAGACTGTAAAATGGTTTTCTGCTCTTTGGGTGAGATAATCTGGGATAGGACAGGCTGGAGCGAGCGGAAACTTCTGAAGTTGTCGATTAAATCTCCCACAGTAATCATATATACTCTATCGGTATTTAGGATAGTTTCTAAGTTGCTCTGTAATGCCTCGTAGTCCACCGCCACAGATCCGGTGTGCCAATCAGCCGAAAATAGGACGGCGACCTTCTTGTCCGTAGGGATTTCGATTGTCGCTTCGTCCTGCGAGGAGCTTGTCCTTTGGTGAAGCTCTTGCCTTTGTTTAAGATTCTCAAACCATTCGCGCCAGTCAATATCCTCTGCTTTCTTCTTATCCAGAAAAATAGGGGTTTCGATTGCGGTAATTCCTGGCTGTTTCTCGGTAATTTCCTGGCACTTAGAAATGTTAAGCCCGTTATTCTCGTAAAACCTTATGACCGCCGTCGGTGTGCGGACGGGCTTATCTTCCCAGAATTTTTGATTGAGTAGGTAAGCTATTTGGAGGGGTTTAATCCTTTGGGTTCGGAGCTTCGCCAGTTCGGCGATCTCCTTCGAACTCCATTTGTTTCGCATTTTTCCCTCTTATATCAGGCTTGAAAACAACCTGTTTTTCATCAAATTCATCTTTAATTTCTTCTTCCAAAGAATAGGGAATTACTTTGCATACTAAATCTCCTAAAGTAATCGTAATCCAGTCACCTCTTCTCAAAGTCTCTATTGCATAATCTGGGAATTCAATTACCATTGAATCATCATCTAAATCATCATTCATTTTTTTGCATTTTTGCTATTTTTGATAATAATGCTTTTATAATTTGCTCTACTACTTTAGTTCTTCCAAGAATGTTATTAAGCTCATCTCTTAGTAAATCGAGTTCAGCTTGACCGCTCTTATTTAGCGTCTTCTGTGTTGAGCCCTTTGACTTTCCCATCTTCGTTTCCTTCTCCTCTTTTTGCGATTGCGATTTCCTCTACCTATTTTGTTACCCAAATTGATTACAATTGTACTTAAAAAGTATTACAATAAAAATAAAATCACATCTAACCACAGACAAAACAGATATACATAAAGGAACAATACGAATACTACAGAGAAGAAATAGCGAATTGCGTCAAAATAAACTGGAATATTAGTCCACCAGCGAGGAAGGGGACGCAGGTCGGTAGCCCCAGTCCCTCTCATTTCTTCAGCCATTTTGAGAAACTCATCCCACCTGTCATAGATGCCCATCTATATCCTCCGATATGGTGCTGGTATTTGCCAAAGCCGAATGCCTAGCTTTGTTTCCAATATTTTAATCTTCTTATCCTTCTCCTCAATTACCTTCTTAAGCCTCTTACATTCATCCATAAGTTCGAGCCATGTCGTCCAATGGTCTGGCTTTGTAGTGTAAACAAGCCTTCTTAAATATCTATTGTCGAGAACCATTGCGCTTAAAGCATATTCGAGATTAAATATCTCTATCCTTAATTCTTTTATTAAATCCTGCTCCGCTCGATGAAGCCAAGGAGCTTTAATTTGACCTAGTTCATTCACATAATCTGCTAACGTAAAAGTAAATGTCAGCACAGCAATAATTGCGAATAGAAAAAATACAATTTTTTTATCTTCTTTGATTTTACTCTCCTCAGGGTTTTTTGTTCAACGCAAAGTTTTGTTCACTCGCTATTGAACATAAGCGTTTACACTTCTTAATAAGTGTATAGCGTTTAGTCATTTTTCCTGGAATTTTGCCTTATATAGTAAGCGATTTTACTGAAAACAGTTGTCTAATGGTCAAGAATGATCATCTCCTAATACTTTCTCGGCATATCTAATAGCCTCTCTTGTAGTATCATCCACTTTGCCGCCGTGAAACCATAATTTTGGTTTTACTGCCACTGAGATAGCAGGCCATTTATCTCTCTCGTAAAAACAGTTTAATAAGCGCTCAAGACCGTATCTTACGTTCTGCAAATTCTTAGACATTTTCATCTCCTTTCTTTTCCCCATTGTATTAAAATTTACAATAGTCACGTTTATAGTGAATATCGTGAAAAATAATACAATTAATTGTATGCACTAAATAGGCTTCTCGTGTTCGTATAATTCCATTATTTTTGCTACATAGTTGATTATTTGGTTGTAGTCGGGTCTTTTCCCTTTAACCTTACAACTAGGAAACTTCAGGAATTTCTTGACAATGTCCCATCTTTGCCAATCATCACCAGCTTTTTTGGCAAGGGAAATAGCTTTATTACAATACTGGCGACCGCCATTGTAAGCAGCCAGAGAGAACTTAATCCTCTCCATACCATCGGGGATCTCAGGGAAGTGCTGGAATTGGATACGGAAATAATCAGTACCTCCCCTGATATTCTCATCAGCGTCGAAGGGATAAGTAACCTTCATCTCATCTGCTGTATCAGGCATAAGCTGCATAAGCCCCATTGCGCCCGCCTCACTCACTGCGCGGGGATTCATGCTTGACTCCACCAAAGCCATCCACTTGAATAATTCCCACTCGAATATTGTTCCCTGTGCATAATATTGAAATAAACTATCGAACCTATCTTGTTCTTGCACTATCCTCACCAAAGCATAGGAAAATATACCAATTAGTATCACTATAATGACACTAATTAGCGCTTTTTTTATCATTGCAGTAGCGGGGCAGGGAAAACCGACTACGGGATTAAAAGGAGGAAAGCTCCCACAGTGGAAAAGCCGCCCCGCTTAATCTTATTTCTTCAGGAGTACAAAAAGCACATCCTGGAATTCATTGAGAACTCGTTTCAGTTCCTCCACAGTAACATCATCATCTTGGAGCACTTCATCCAGTGCCAAGAATGCTTCCTTTAGCTCTTTCACCAGAAGTTTGAATTTACTAAAATAACTTCCGGCGAAGATGGCTGCGAAGGCAGTCACCAGAATCGCTACTACATTAAACCATTCCATGTTAGTCTCCTATTTTTTAATCTCTCCAAGCGTAGGCGAGACCTAGAAACCATTGTCCTCGCTCATTGTAAAGTGTCGGCTCCAGCTTTGAGAAAATGTCCCAAATCCCCCCTGATTTTGCCCGGAAGCCAGTGTATTGTATACCCCAGACGAAATTAGAAGGTTCTTCATTTTTGAGAGTCATCCCCCCCACTAAATCCACATTCTTACCTAGAAGCTTCTCTACAAAAGTCACTTCTAACGCAGCTTCGAGTTGCTCAGCGAATACCACTGCCGGCTTTCCGCTCTTCATCAGCCGTGCAACTATCTCACTGACAAAGTCCAAACCCGAAGCGGTATAAGAAAGTAGATTTACTGGCTCTTCCCGAACGCTTGTCAGTCTCAGTTCCTTGAACTCTGTTTGAGCGAGCGCAAGACCGGACAACCCCAGTGCCAATGCTAGAAGCACCAGCACCATAACCATTTTTTTAAACATTTTACTCCTCCTTGTTCCTCTTTATATTTTAAATTGGTTCAAGAAACGGAAAATATTCTTGTCTCGCTTCTTCATAAATGACTTTTTTCTCTTCCCTTTTTGTTGCATCTGTATTGCTAAAGAGAATAATTGTATTTGGAAATTCTGGATTATAAGCAGTTAGTGATAATTTTATTTCTTCTTTCATTAATTTCATCCCATCTCTTTTAGACATTTACTCCTCCTCATTCCTTTTAATGGGGCTGGCAGGATTCCCCACCCTGCACCGACTTGGTGCGTAGTAGTGGACTACACCAAGAAGAAGCCTCGCTTGCAGCTATTACCCCTCCCTACCTGGCGCCAGAACGCCACAGCCCCTTTATATAATTATAAATCGTAGGCAGCCCAAGCAGAATGGAAAATGAACATGGCAAACTCCCATTCCAAATACCCATAACCCTGAGCGCCCCAGCCAGTTCCCCAGCTATTCTTAAACTTCAGGAACTTCTCGTCATAGGCTACAGCCAATATAGCGTGATAGCCTAGAATATCCTGAGAGCTTGAAGGTTTGATAATTCCATTTTTGCCAACATCAAACCAAGTTGGATGGACAGCCACCCCTGCCACGACGGGGCCCGTCTCATGCAAACCCCTTTTGATCAACTTAATGTTTTTCTCGGGAGTAATCAGGCTGCGGTATTTCTTGATCTTGAATATGAATGCCCTGGAGGCAGCCTGCTCATCGGGCTGACCCTTCTCTCCTGGCACGTATGGCCAGAGTTCCTCTGGGCAAATCCCGTGCTTTTGCAGGGCCTTCATAGCCCCTCGTATTGTAGTGCCCTCATAGTCTACTCCAGGGAATTCATCCTCTACTTTAGCAAACTCATAAATCCAGCGCTCAGAAAAGTCGTATTTCTTGCCGTATTCACGCCACTCCTGAAACTCTTTTAATCCCGTAGTAGCAAAACCAACGCAAGCACCTTCACTCCCCTGGTTTCTTACTTCAGTAACCTGCTCTGTCCAGTCAATCTCTTTTGGCAAATCGTATTCTGGAATTGGTGCAATCATTGCCAAATCTCTATAATCCGGCGGTTCTGGCCGATAACCTAAATTAAACTTCATCTTATCTCCTTATTTAATTTTTTAACTTGCTCTTTCATATCATCCCTCTCGGCAAATCCTGTAGCTTCATTACCCGCACCGTGCAGATAAATCGCATAGCTATTCATACCTCCAGGAATGTTGTTATTCCACCAACGATATTGCTCAATTATGTTAGGCACACCTTCAGACTTCTCTTCATAGCCCCTCAGAATTACCATAAAAGGTTTATTTTGAGGCAGAATAGTTTTAATCTTCCCAAGATGTGCATTCATCGCCGCTTGATTTTGCCATTCCTCTAGATTAGGATAACAACTTGCCATAATAATATCCCAGCTATCGAAATCCACCCATTTATTCCAGTCGCCCTGATCGATAGAGGCAAATCGGAGGACATTAGGGGCTTCTTTCTCACATATCTTGGCAAATAACTGTTGGTCATCTTTAGAGATATGCTCGCAGTCCAGTTCATCCCAACAGGTAACTCCAGCCAAATTTGGGTCATCCTTGATGTGAGGAAGAATTGACTCGGCTTGCCCAGTCGTGATGCGAGGCAGAAAATACATATTCTTTTCATTGCACTTATCTAGCCACAGCCGAAAGTCAGCTATAGAGAATTTCCTGCTATCGTTGGTATGTATTACATTGAACCCAAGCTCCCAGAGATCGTGGAGGCAGCGTGATATAGCAGAAGTAGTATGACCAATACGATATACTTTATCGGTATGATGGTTCTCAAACTCTCCCTCTGGCCAATCCTCTATGGCTTTTCCTTCCTCGATGGCACTCAAAAACTCCTCCCATTCTGGGACAGAGAGAATCTCTATATCTTCCCAGGCTATTCCTAAGTCAGCCGACATCTTATTCCAAACTTCGAGAGTCTTCACCCAGCGCCTTTTACCGTTTTGCATATAGTAAACTTCTGGATGGATCGGACACCTGTAGAAATTGCCATCTGGATAGCTCAGCTTTATCTCCTCTACGCTCTCCGCTTCAATAACAATGTTGTCACCCTTTACGTTGAATCTTTTCATCATTTTTATTCCTTATATTCAAATTCGACAGTCACTAGAACCGGGATAGCATTCGTAGACTCCCCTCCACCCACCAGCTTCAAATACTGGTCAGTTCCATTGAAACTATGATTTGCCGATGGCGTGCAAGAGTCTATATCTCCCGCTGCCGATCCATCATACCCAATCGTAATCACGCCGTCCGTCAGGGCCGTATCAATCCGGTAGGCGGTAATTGTGGCATCTACATCTGCAATTACCCCCGATAGCACTGACCAAATCTTTGTCACTTGACACTTAGGGAGCATCAAATATAGAGTCTCTGCGGTGCTAATATCGGCAATTCTAACTACAATGGTGCCCTTTTGAGTGTGTGCACCGAAGAACGGTCTAACGTCCTTAATCTGCCATTGATAAATTGCCGTATCCCCGGCCTCCAAATAGACTTCGCAGATTACTATTTTATCAGTAGGATAAGTAGGAGCAGACGGCTCATTGGGCGAAACAACCTCTTCACCCTCGGTGATAGCCAAAGTCCCGCTACTATCGATGTGAAGAATGTCTATGGCGCACTTAGTGGCAGCAGGAGCCGTAAAAGAAGGTGAGTTCCCGACATCTTTGTCTACCAAAATATTGCCTACATAACCCCTTCCAAAATTCACCTTCACAGTCATGTCCGGTGTATCTTGTGCGGTAGGTCTGAACATTACCAATGGAACATACATAGGCTTCCAGCCCCTGAGGGTCACTGTGGCCGAGCTTTGAGGAATATCCACTTCCCTAATTTTCAGATAACCCGAAGGAGTAGCTGGTACTAAGGGATTAGCCGCCGCCGTTCCCTTTGTTATCGCTACAGTTCCCGACCCCGTAATTTCCCCGCCGCTTGTCTGTACCGCCGGATTTACGCAGATAATGTCAATCCTGGGATGCGTATCGTCAGCAGCATCGTGGGTCACATTGCTTGCAGCCAGAGCGCAGTAAATCCCATCCTCTGTTAGGCACTGGAAGGCATTGAAGCTGACCTTCATGTCATCCGGGTCATTAGCAGTGAGCCCAGGTGGGGTCAACAGCCCCTCGAAATGCCCCTGCCTGGCTAAATCTTCAATGACATTCTCTATCAAATCAGTGGTATTATCTACAATAGAAGCATCAGCAGCTACTTTGCCCGTCGCATCCGGGTCTCTATCTGCTATCCGAATACCTAAATTATCTGCCATTTTTTATCACCCCTAACTTGTTTGATCAAAATAATATCCCGCATCCCAATGGTCTGCGGGGTCTGCTTTGTCGAAGTGCATAATCTCAGCGACTTGCACCAATTCGGCCTCCAGCCCCAAGATTGTCACCCAATGCCCCGCCTCGACCGTATGGTCGATTCTTATAACCCGGCATTGTAGGTTGCTCACTGAGCACTTTGGAGCAGTTAGATTTACTTCATCTAGTAATTCCACATAAGGATTACCTCTAACCGTGCAATCATAATAGACCTTGATATTCTTATTCTGCTCCAGAAGCTCATCAGCGACCTCCTGCACCTCCTCGGCAGCGATAAAGTCAAAAGTGAACTCCCTCTTTCTCTCACCTAAATAGGTTCGATAAATGGACGGCTCGTCCTTTGCTTCGCCTATGTAATCACCCTGGATTATCACTAGCTCTTTACTCATTCAAATCATCCCATTAAAGCTAAGGTGGTGTGAATTTCCAATCTTGTTGTATAGCCACCAGAATAAGTTATTGTATATATTACTTTAACCGAATGACTGGTATTATAAGAAGGAAAGTTTAAGCATCTTATCGTAATAACTCCTCCGAGAGTATCGGTAAAGTTAAGCGCTAAACCATTCTTCTCTCCAGTCAAGTGTTTTTGGCTAGAAAGATGTGCTGGGTTGCCATGAATTTTAATATCCCAAGAATGTTTAAATCTCAGCCAACTAACAGAATAGCTACGAGGAAAAGAAAAAAATCGTCTATAATTTACTGACTTCCAATAGTTGACTGGTGCGCCTGGCTGAAAATCCCTCTGAATGGAGGCAGTGTCCAATTCTTCTCGAAAAGTAGGGCCAGTCGTAGCCGAAGCATGGACACCACTAGACCACCTGCCCGAAGTGTTTTGAGCAAATGCTGAATAATAGTATGTTTGGTCAAGAGTGAGGTTCTCATGAACTTTAGCTTGTGCAGACCCTTGATACAACTGGGTACCATCTGTGACCTCTTCGGGGTAATCTGTTATGCTCCATCGAATTTCAACTAAAGAAAAATCAGCTACCTTGGGATTTACCCAGGTCAATTTTATCTCGTCCCAGTCACTTTCAGCTTTAAAATTAGTCACTCGACTTGTGTAAGTCTCATCTTCCCAAGCATCTCCTCCTTCCCCAGCAATTGCCGAAGCATGAGCAGCATCTGACCAATTCCCCACATCGTCTACTGTAAATGCGGAATAGTAATATCTGGTGCCATTGGTCAATCCTGTATGAGATTTTGCCTCTCCAGTCCCCTCATATATGTTAGTTCCGTCATCTTCGTTAAGAGGATAAGCTGTCGTACTGAACTGGATTTTCACTTTTTCAAAATCCTCATTTGTCGGATTCGACCAACTTAGGTCTATCTTTAAGTCTCCTGGCGTCGCAGTGAATCCTGCAATCTTACCTGGCGCATCAAGGTCTGGCTGAATCTCGTGAGGCCTTGCGTGAACTACAACCCAGTTAATAATGCTGTTAATATCCCGCCTCTCGGTCACATCCTCTAGGTTATAATCATACCCAACAGTCAACGGGTCGCGGTCGGGATTACGACTGGCACAGTGCAGCTTCCCAGAAGTATCCGTGTATATCCGCTTGCTTCTCGACTCGGCTATCATCTTTAGCTCGCTCAATAAATTCAAATCTGTATAGCCAATAGCTGGAATAGTGCTGCCTCCTAAATCCTCGACAAAGTAGTCAACTCCGTGTGTCCAATCTGTAAAAGCCAACTCAACTAAATTCTTGAATAACTGCGTCAAAGAAATACTCTCCCAGACTGGAGTTTCCTTAAGTGTCACTCTTCCGAAATAATCAAGAAAATCGACTACTTTTATCTCGGCGGTAAGGCTAAGTCTGTCTACATCTACCGCAGAAATTATCCCCGTGAATAACTTAACGCTGATAGGAGATCCCCCAATGTCGCAGCCGACTTTAATCCGGATCGCATAGCCTTCTAAACTCTTATACCAGTCGCTAGCTTCCTCGAAACTATTGAAATTCTTGGAGATATTACAACACGTCACCTCTGCCTGCCCTATCTCAACAGGAGCACGGGGCGAAGATGTATCCTTACCGTTTGACGTGTGAATTCTCATTACATCTGGAAGGGTAGTCCATTCACCGCTGCGGCGGGGAATTTCAACCTCGACATCACCCGTCGGGTCAATAATATCCTCTTCCCAGGGGAGTTCTTTATCAATCGCCATAGTAAAATGTGCTTCTTCAGCTGACCATTCTGTCTCTACCCAAGGCATTTAATCACTCCATGCTCTAAATCTAATACGCCAATAATATTTTGTCCCATCCTCTATTAGAGTTGACCCACCGTAATTCACATTTTCACATCGTGTATCGAAGGGGCAAAGCGATCCAAGAGCAGTCCATTCACTATCCCAAATAGGGCTGCCGAATTCAGAATCAGTATCGACCTGAATCTGATATTCCTCAGCCGACATACCATATAAAGACCGATATATTGCTGAAAAATAAGGAGCTGGGCTTGCTGCTACATCAGACGGATTTGTCTCTCCATTGCAAAGTAAAGTATCAGGAGCTGTATCTGCCACAAAATTCTCCTATTTCCAATATTATTTTCATATTGCGACTCCTGCTTTCCATAGCCACATCCACAATGTCCACATTCCCAATAGCATTACTACCCAAAAAAGCACCTTTAATAATGTCAATTCTGATTCTTTCATTTACGCCTCCGCAGTCACTATGAGCGAGAATGTGAAATCGTATTTTGTGAACGGCCCTACTCCTCGGCTGGAGCCGAGAATCATATAGCCGGTATCTACGTGTGTATGGTCATCCTCGTCATACCAGGTGACCTGCATCTGGCAGGCGAGTTTTGCCCAGTCTTCCATCTTCTCCCGTTCAATCCGGGTGATGAGCATGGGCCAGGCGAAAGTTATCTCCTTGATGAGATGTGCTTCCCGGTCAATCTTGACTGTTCCATCCAATAGTTTATGCCGGGTAATTGTCTGGTCATAATCGAACGTAGGATAGCAGTCCAGATAGTCAGAAAACGTATGTTCCTCGCTCGTATCCAGTCTTTTGATCTTCCAATCAGCCATTAGTAAGTCCTCTCCTCAAGTTCTAGCATAAGGGGCCTTATCTCGTATTGCACCATTTGTCTAAGCTCGGATTTAGTCATTTTGGCTCCAGGCATGACGGTAAAGTTGAAACTATAATTTCTGGTACTGGTAGTGGATGATCTCCCCGCCGGGATTATTCTCTCTCCTTTCTCTACTTTGGCTAAGCCTGTCCTTGGGACTATTCCTCCTAATTGATAATTGCCAACAAAAGCCTGATGCTCTGGAAAAACCTCCCATCCGGGCCATCCTGGCTTTGATACCAAGCCTTCCCAGCCAAGCTGAGGCCAGTTTTTACTTAAATCTCTTACAGCCCTAACTGTCTCCTTAACATTCTCAGTAAGCCGCTTAACGCTATTAGAACTCTCCTCTATTTTTACTTTGGATTCGTCGAATTCAGCTCCAATCTTTTCCCATCCTTTAAGTAAAGTATCTGTTGCTTTTTCCCAGACTTCATGGACTTTTTCCATGAAACTGCCTATCTTCTCTGTGAGATTCTTAAAAGAGTCCGCCCCCCAGTCAATTGACTCCAGTAGTTCGTTGAAATTCAATTGAACAAGGATGGCCTGCGCCATAGCTGTCAGGAACTTGTTCTTTATAATATCAACAAGGCTATTCCAGGCCTGCTCCACAGTAGAGGTGCCTTTGACAAAACCAATAAATACCTCCTCGAAGGAGTCTTTGACTGAAGAAGTAAAGGATTTCCAAATGTTCGCAATCTTCCCAACATGGCTTTGCCAGTCCTGAAACATCCTTGCAAGCGTAGCCTCATCTTTTGCACTAAGTTCTTCTAAAAAGGAGTGCAGTTCTTTATAAGTTCTAAACGTGGAGAGAGTAATGCCATCCAAAAAAGCATTCCAGTCCACTAACATTTTCTCTTCCTGCTTTTTATAAATAGGGGCTAAATGCTTTTCGATGGCCTCTTTTATCGTGGGAAGAAATCCACCGGGGGAACTTCCATAAAGGAACGCTTCTGCGGTCTCAGTCCCCGCTTTGGCAGCCGCATCTCTTGCTTCCGTCGCTGCGAATACATCGGCTATACTTTCCTTAGCGAGCCCTAACTGTTTACGTAGATCCTCCACCTGCTCAGTCGCGGTCATAGCTGCTTTGGCAACTGCGTCTCTTCCCTCCGTTGATACAAATACGTCAGCTATACTCTCCTTGGTGAGCCCTAGTTGTTTGCGTAGGTCTTCTACCTTCTCAGTCGCAGTCATGGCTGTCTGGGCAATAAGTTTCTGCATTTTTTCCTGTTCAAGTCCCATGCTCTCTGCTCCGGCCTTGAGCTTATTCATTCTGTCCTCTAGCTTTGTTAATTCTTCAGTTGTCTTTTTAGTTGCTCCTCCGAAACTCTCCATTCCCTCTTTCGCTTTGTATAAAACTGGCCCTGCTGTTTTCCCAAACTTTTCCATCTCCTTTTCTAATACCGATGTATCTACGCCTGCCGCCTTGAGTTTCGTTATAATTCCTTCAACTTTTTTCTTATAATCAGACCAATCCACTGCATCTTTAAACTCCCCGGCCGCCTCAGTGACATTCTCCCATTCCACGCCGAGGTCATCCACATATTTCTTTAAGTCGCCGGGGATTTTCGAGTATTGGCCTTTGATAATCTCCCAAGCCTCACTCATCCGGGCGCTGAATTTAGCGGGCTGTTTCAGGGTAGACTCAGGGATTTGTATGGTAAGGGCATCCTCTCCTAATCTCTCAATCTTCTTGAATTCTACTTTGGCGATCTCCCCGAACTCTTTTATGCCCTCAGGAAGTTCTTTTTTAAGAATATGCTCGGCAAACCAGCCGAGGGCACTGATGACGGGCTTTATGGCCTTGACAACCATATTCATCCCACTAATGAAAAAGTTGACGAAAGCCTGAGCTCCCTCTCTCATCTTGTTAGCGGCATCAATAAAGAAATTGGCCATCGGGGTGAATACATTGGAGGTAATCCAATTGACCCCCTTGATGATGATATTCTTCACATCCTCTATGGCCAACCTGAAATAATAGACCATGTTATCAGCTACCCATTGGAGGGTTTTTATATAAGGGGCCCAGATTACCGATGATGCCCTGGCTATGAGTCCGGCCAGCATCTTCAGTATTTCATCCATAGACATTAAGACTGCCTTTCCGTATTGATACCATAGATTCAGTCCTGCCTTAAATGCCGACCAGTCGGTGAAGAATTTCTTGATTCCGTGGCCGATCTGGTTAAGAGTTTCAATTAATATTTGATAAGCACTCTCCCAAACTTGAGTCCAGTTGTTTATCAGAAATTGAAGACCATCAATAAGCACGTTGAGCCCTTTCATAATTTCTTTCAAGGCAGGAGATAGCTTCGCCCCTATGGTGATGGCAAGATTGACAACATTCCCTGTAAATATAGCCCACTGGGCCGAGAGCCCTTCAAGGGCAATTTGATATTCTTTTTCCAGACTGGTATTTTCTTCAAAGGCTTTTTGGGAAGTTGCAAGATTTACATTCAATTGTTCCTGTGCCCCCGAGAGCTTCATCAGGACATCAGTCATCCGGGCACCTTCCATTCCCAATTCCCCCAAAGCCTGTGCCCGCTCTATCGGCTTCATCTTATCCATAGCCGATAGCCATTTTTGCAGTGCTTCCCAAGCATCAACCTCGACAAGGTGATTCCATTCCTCCATTTTCATACCAGCCTGATCAGCAAACGTCTTAGCTTTGGTGAGCATCTTGGTGAAGAAGTTGGATATAGCCGTCCCAGCTACCTGAGTTGTAACACCTAAACTATCAAGAGTAGCTCCCATAGCAGTCAATTGGGGAATGGTGAGACCAAGGGTAGATCCTGCCCCTGCTACTCTTCTGGTGAAGTCCCCAATGATAGGAGCGGTTGCGGTTGTAGTATTGGCAAGCTCATTCATAGCCGAGCCAAGTCTTCCAATTTCAGAGTAGGGAAGTTTCATTACATTAGCAATTTTGGCAAAGTCCAGAGAGGCTTGTTCCTCGGTATACTGGGTAGCAGTTGCCATCTTAATCACGGTCTCTGAAAAAGCGGCTAAATTATCAGACCCTTGAATGCCGAGTCTTGCCGCCGCCGCCGCTATTTCTAAAAGACCAGTGGTCGAGGTAGGCATGGTTGACGCCATATGTTTCATCCGATTAGAGAATTTATCAATCTCTTCCCGGGTCATGCCGGAGGTTTTGCGAAGCTCTAACTGCGCATCCTCAAATTGGGCGGTCGCCTGGACTATCTTTTTGAATGCCATAGCTATAGCAATAAAGCTAATGGCTCCGATGGCTACTTTTAAGAGCTTCATAGCCGCTGAAGTTCCTTTAGTGGCCGCAGCTACATTATTCATGCCTGTCTGCATCTTGGCTGTTGCTGTGCCAGTCAGCATCTTGGCTGACCTCAGTTGTGCTTCGAACTTTGCCATCTTGGCAGTGAGTTCGATATAAGCTTCGCCAACTTTACTACCTACTGCCATTTATAAATCTCTCCTTATGTCTAATTAGCTCTTCCATTTCCCCTCTCTGACTAACTTAGCTTTCCTTCGTTTCGCCATATCTCTTAGTCTTCTTATCTTCCCCTCTTGCGTTTCTGTTATTTGTTTTTTTTCTCCGCTTTCCATTTTTGCCAATTCTTCTCCGTCCTCTAGTAATTGAAAGACCTCATATAGCGTCATTTTCTTAAACTCAGCTTTTGAGCACCTATAAAATCTCTTTAACTGAGCAAAGACGAAATCCCAGTCCAGCATCCAGAGCTGGCAGAAATAGTTTACGTCTTCGCTCTCGGTGCGTTTTTTGGTTTTTTCTCCACTGGTTTTTTCTCCACAATTGCACCCATCACATAGGCTATAAGATCTTCCATTCCCCCAGGATTATTCGCTATAATATCCTCTGCTTCCTGTAGAGTTAATTGAGGCTGTTCTTTCCTCAATGCGATATAGAGAATGTAAGCCATACCCTCATGCGATGATATTAAGGGTTGAATCCGCCGAACAAAATCCGCTCGTGCTGCATCGGGACTTTCTCCTTTGACACCCCACTCCTCGAATTGCACTTTTCTGATCTCCGCTATAACTTTGCTTTCCGAAATGCCCGCTATTCGCATGGACTTTCCAATTTCGCCTATATAGAGTGTCTTTAAATGTCGGGCGATTTCTCCAAAATCTTGAGTAGTTACCTGACCAACTTTGTATTTTTTCCCCTTGAAATCAACCGTCACAGGACTATCCACAGTCCTATCTATACCCATATTATCACTCCTTAATCTATGTCATAACCTACTTATGACATTTTTTATACTCCTCTTTAGGGCCGCACGGCTCAAGGAGTCTCTTAGCCTTCCTGCACCAGCCCTGAAAAACTTACTATGCGCTTGTGGATGCAACGGTCACTCTCACCAGACCAGTAGAAACAAAGTCAAAACTGACAGCCTGCGCCCCGTCATGAGGAACATCTATTGCCTCTCCCGTAATTAAAGCCCAGCAAGAGTAAGTGTTCCCGGTCTTGGACAGAAGCTGTAAATAAACTACTGTTCCACTGACCGTGGCAGAACCCAATATGGCGTCCTGCAGCACCTTTTGACCTGTCGAATCTTGTAAATACCATGATCCGTCAAACGAGCCGCTGAAGTCCCTCTTTCCGGCAATTCTGGTTCTATCGGGTTGGAACTTGGGAGTCTCGATAGCATCTAATGCTATAGCTCCCGTCCAGTGCCCTATCTCTGCAACCTCAGAAAGAGGAGAGGAGGCAGCTCCTACGTAAACCTTTCCTTGATACCCTGCAATTGCTTTCGTCTCGGCCATTTCATATTCACCTCCATATATTTAATAAAAAGCCCTCTAATCCATTGCCATCTAGCTAGATTAGAGGGCGTATCTCGGTTAGCTAGACCGAGTTTTACTGAAAATGGTTCTTTCAACAAACGTTGAAACTACGTCAAAGAGTGAAACTACTTAGATGTCTCGACTTTTATACGGTATTCAAGTATCATATGGAAAATATTATTTTTATCCTCATACAGCAGCCTCGGGGGGCCTTGCCTCTGGCAAAAGTAAGCAGAAGCTCCCACTTCAAGGGCCGCTTCGTCCATCTCTTCTGTTATTTGCTTGCTTATATCCCCGCATTCCTTCGCAGAGCTAGAATCGCTCCAGATGTCTATCTGGCATAGCGCCTCATCACGCCACTCGCTAAAAGTATCCTCATTGCTTCCCGCGGGTATCCAGCAGCAGACATGAGGGTATGTAGACCCTTGCGGAACTTTAAAAATACCTAAGGCTGGATTCCCATTTGGGTCTACACCCAATAAATCTGTGACATCTGTAACATTTAAGGCGTTATAAATTCCTGTACAGAGGGCATTTATATCAAGGCTCATTATATTCTAGCCTTCTTTTTTTCAGGTATTCTCCAGTCCCCATACATAAATGTAAGATACTTTTCGGTCTCCAGAGGAACATTAAATGCCCTACCCTTATATGCCACTGTCCTCCCTAGTTCTAAGAATGCCTTATGCTCTGGGGCAACGGAATACCAAATATCAACTAGAACCCCTCTCTTGAGGAAATGAGCGTGGGGCAAGTGATTCTGGGGTTCTCTGTCCGTAATTACATAACTTCGCTTAAAACCCCCTTCTTCCAATTCTTCAAAGAATCTATTCCGCTCCTCTTCTGAGCATGTTATACCAACATCTATATCATTATCTCCTTTTATATAGCCATTATCTCTCACAAAACCTAAACATATTCCATAGACCAAGAAATATGTAATCCCTGTCTTTTTAGCTATATCATCAAATTCAAAAAGACACTTGTCTGCTTCCTTTGGGTGCTTAACTAGCTCAAAATACACACTTTCCATAATCTTTCTTTCTTCTTCTTCTGCCTTTTTTAACATCTCACCATACCTATCCCAGGCCTTTGATTGCTCCGACCCCATAGGTCTGAAGTTTAACGGCCAACCTCCCAGAAGAAAAAGCGCTGTTTCCCTGTCAACCGTCCATACATCCTTAACCTCTGTGTTAATCCCGAACCCAACATACCATTCCAGCATCTCAGTGGGCTTGAATCTAAGCTCAACTTCTTCAGGTAATTCCCACTTCTTCATCTCAGGCATAACGTCGGGGAAGTTATAGCAGAGTCGCTGAATAAAGGTCTTCTCCCCTGCGTCTTTTGTGGTCAATCCCTCCTGGCAGATATGGTCTCTCTCTTCTACTCTAGGTCTCCTGAGATGGATTACCCTGGACTTAGGGCAGTGGGCGAATTTCCCCCAGCCCACGCTACGGACAGTAAGCTCCACGTCGCACCAGTAATGAACGTAATCAGGGTGGAATATATTCCCTTTAAGGTATTTCTCCACATATTTCCTGCTGATTAGCCCATGAGGGGCGAGCCTGTCGTCAAACTCGTCTTGAAAGGAGACCAGCCCCATTCCATCGGGAAACGACTCATTGAAGGTTGATACTGCCTCGGTGAGCCAGTTGCGGTTGACTAGCACGTCGTCGGCGAGGAAAACAACGAGAGGACTGCCGTCGCAGTAATGAAATCCTGAGTTAATCTTACCAACATACATTTCTCTTTTTTGATGAGTAACAATCCTGAGTTTCTCAGCATTATCACGACTTACCGCTTCTGCGATTGCATCTCTTGCCTTGAGGTCATCTTTATCAATTATAACCACAACCTCCCAATTAGGATAAACCGTATTCTCAAAGAGCTTTACTAGGCACTTCTTTAGCTTACTATAACGCTGGCGCGTAGGGATAAGAACGCTTACTTTTTCCATTTATTTTCCTCCTAATAGTTGCTTAATTTTTCCTTTGTTCTTTTCTAATGCGGGGCGCAAATATGGATGGGCACTCATCTTTGACGTTCCATATTCTTGGGGTATAGCATATTCTACGTTGCTACCGACTCTTCCTATTATCTCGTTTTTGGTCTTTTCTACTTCGTGCGTAATACTTGCTCTTAACCGACCCGTGTCAACTCTGACTTCTCTCTTAGCGTCATCCCTCACAAGAATACACGCCTTCTCCATGCCCTGGAAGCATTTTTGCCCAATTTCCTTGATTAGTTTATCTCCATACCATTTTATGTTAGTAGCTATTTATCTCGTCCTCCTCATAGGTGAATTCCAAAGGTTTTTGATACCCGCAGTCCAGACAATAACTCCCACTAGTATCCCAATGACTATGACCACAAACAGGGCATATTTCTATGATAATTGACATTTATGTTATCTCCAATAAATCTATTTCAAGATGTCTATGCTGCTCCAGGGGGTCTACAATAGTCGTTATGTTGAGTTTCCTAGTCCCCAGGGTGAACCTGTTTTTTTCTGTTATTGTTAAGTCCTTAGGATAATCGACCATGAATTTATGAGTCCTATATGCTTCTGTTTTTCCCGTGATAAATCGTTCATTCCCAGGAAGCGAAATCAGCACTCCTTTCATTTTTCTTACCTGCCGCCAGGTCTCAGTGTGCCATTGGTCATCAGCAATTGTCACTCCTTCTAAAGTTAATTCAGTCTTCGGGCCATATACCATTTTATACCTCTATCTTCGTATATCGTGACAATATTTCCCTAACCTCGTTAGGCATCTCTTTCGTCAACACGCTGCGTGCCACCATCGACAGCCTGAACTCGTCAACTCCGAAGGTCTCCTGGTCTCTCCTGTCGTAAATCATCTTGACCAATATTTTGACCGCAAGCTGTAAATCGGTTGGCAGCATCGCAAATCCCGCCTTATAGTCAGTCCTGATATTTCTATGTCCATTAGGGAATCCCCCCGCCCGGTAAATAACACCGCTGTCGGGGTCAACCTCAAAGCTGTCATCGGGTTCGTCGGGTATCTCCAGATAAGCCCAGGAAGCGTCAAGACACTCTAATCCCATTGCCTCAATCAGCTCGGTAGAGGCATAGGAAGCATAGCTAGTATTCATCACCGAAGCCTGCCAGTTAGTCTCATCAGCTATGGCAGCCGCCATAAGGGTTATCGTGGCGTAGTCTGCGAAAAGCAGGGTCGTCTCTGTCCCGTCCTTATTGAGAACCACGCCCGTTGAGGTAACCGACACTGTAGCATAGGTAGCAATTGCTGAATTATTCACTTTAATAGCGTTATTCCTGCCGATTGACAGCCTTGATACTGAGATGATGGGATACTGTTTTAAGAATAGATACTCCGTCCCATCCCCGTCAGAGTATTCCTTATAGGAAGTTTCCTCAAAGTCCTTTTGGCTTTTTTCCTTTATCCACTTCTCCACGGGAGCGTGGATAGCATTTATAACATCATCCTGGCTGTTGTCCGTGACATCTATGCCCAGCCATATCTTGGCCTCTTTCAAGGATATTATGCTCATAATCGGGTCTCCTCCAGCTTTATAGCCACCTTGTCAATATAAGTCTCCGAGCCTATAATGAAAGTGAACTTAACCTCATAACTCTCCCCAGCAACAAAGCCAGCTACACTCGTATCCACCAGCCCGTAAATCTTGGCCCCGTCTGTTGAGGCAGTATCCGAAGCCTGCACTGAAACCCCGTCCTCATCAAACACCTGGAAGGTGGCCGAATCAATAGTAACAGCCGCATCATCCCTCTCGGAAACCTCTATCCAGACGTGCTTTATCTCTCCCTTATCAAATTTTATCATTACATTTCTCCGTGGAACTTGACGTAGTATTTATCGGATATTTCCTCCCCCTCATACTGGTATTTAAGAACCAGACAAGAATACTCATCAGAAAGGCTCTTTGCCTTATACTGGTCGAACAGCGAAGAAGCCGAATATTTTGAGGGCAACTTGCTGACGAGTATTCGGTAGATGTAGTAAATCCAGTCCTTCCAGACGCAGGCCAGGGTGTCCTTGAAAATATTAGTAACCGTGTCTTTCCAGGAATATTTTATCTCTGCCATTAACTCGTTAATCCCCCTTTAATCCCAGAAATAAAGTTAAAACGTAATTTCGTATAGCCATTTTATCTTCTCAATCTCCTCTTTTGGAATAAATTCTTTCTTCATGTCAGCCATCCCAGGTCTCATAGGTAAATGAGTCCCAGGCTTTGTCTACCTCATCCCAAGTTTGGTTGGCAATTACATCAAGCGCCATTTTTCACCTTCATTATCCTTTCGGCATTAACTATGCATCAGTTACATAGAGTATTTCGGCGCATATCGCCCCAGTATCAACGAGGACAGTCATATCTAGACTCGCATCGGCTGTACTGTTAAAAACCGCTATTCTAATATCATTTGATATAGCGAAAATTTCTGCATTTAAGTCTGTGCCACTGGCATTTCTAGTAATAAATCCGAATGCAGAAACACAGTTTCCAGCTAATCCTGAAGCCTCCACCAATAGAACTTTTCCATTTGCATCTAATGTAAAATTCCCAGTTGTAGCATCTTTGGCAATATTGTCAGTCTCTGCTATTGTATCTCCGTTCCATCTGGCAATTATAGTGCATTTTAAAGTGGAAGCATTGGTGCCATTAGCAATGAGAAGTTTTATCTGCCGTCTAATTCTTCCCGCAGTTCCATCTCCACCAATGGGGTGAGTAGTCAATGCTCCCACATATCCCCACTGTGCAGCTGAGATTGTAGTAACTTCACCTAAATTTTCATATTGCTGGATTTCGTGGGTGGTAAGATTCTTCAGCTCTACTGGATAGGCAACCCAAGATGTAGCATATGCATATACCTCATCCTCGTCTTTTACATAAACCAATTGACCCTCAGCTTTCGTGATAAATTGCCAAGCTGCGCCATCGTAGTAGGCAATATCCTCTGCGTGCCCATCCCACGCTCCTGTCGGCGTGTCACCAACTATATACCTATCCCCTTTTGAAGGCTCGGCTGGCGGGTCGTTTAAGTCCTTATCCTCGACAGGCTGCTGCCAATAATTCTTGTTTCTAACCTCGACTAAATACGTTGTCATATCTCACCTCTATAATATTGTTGCGTGCCAATGCGGTGGTTCTTCGTAAGTGGCATAGATTGACCTTTGACAAGTTTCGGCTGTCTCGCCCGTAATAGAACTAGGCCAACCACTTTCCCAATCAGTCCATAATTTATAAAACCCATCACCTAATACTCCAGAATCATAAATCTTGTGCCGTGATTGGTTGGCCCAGATGCATAACCAATAATCTGTAGAGGCTGCAACAGAGGGAGCTGAGGAAAAAATGAAAGTTATCCAACCATCCTCATCAGAAGCAAAATCTTTCTCTTCAGTCGTCCCATTAGTTAACAAATTAAGACTAGTATCATAAATTGCACATCTAACTTGCCCAGCAGTACCATTGCCCATTATCCAAGCTGTTAGAGATTGAAGTTTACCTGCCCTTCCCGATGGATACTTGCTCGCACCAATATAATTTGCACCAATTGTCCCAAACCATTCTGAGCCCTTGATTATCTTTCCAAAAGTCTCTGCCATCTAGCATCCCTTTGTTAAAAGAATCAAACCAATAAAAAATGGAATTAGACTAATACAAAAAATTGGCAGTAGTCCTGTTCCATGTAAAACGACATACCAGAAAGTTGCCCAGCCAATCAATATAAACTTCATCATGCCCCCGTTTTGTCATTTTGCCATATCACCGCTTCCTCTATAACCCGCTCCCTGATAGCCGTTGTAGATATGCCCTGGGTATAGGGAATTCTTATTAGCTTCTTGTTATTCTCTTCGAGATACATCCTGTATTTCTTTTGCTCTGGGAATCCTCCCCAATCCTCACCAACTACCATTACATCAACATCAAGATTCTTCAAGATATTTGTCACATCTAAAGAATCATAGTCAACAACAGCATTTACATATCTGACGGCCTCCACAATCTCCATCCTCTGCTCTAAAGAGATAATCGGCTTTCTTTTGTATTTCTCGGCCAACCTGTCGGTCGCTACCCCTACAATTAGAATATCCCCCAGAGCTTTTGCTCTCTTCAACAACCGTAAATGTCCATAATGGAATAAATCCCAAATTCCAGCCGTGAACACAATCACTTTACCCAAAATACCCCTCCCTCTCTTATTTTCTCTACTAGCTTACCCGAAATTCTTCCTACCAGCCCGATAGTCACTTTTTTTCCTCTGGCCTTTTTGACAAGCTCTCCTATTTGGGTAATCGAGTATTCCCTGACAGGAATATAGAGTCCGTCCACGTCATATTTGGGAAGATTTTCCAGCACATCCTCAAATGAAAGATAAATCAGGTCGTGAAAATCCACCGACTTTATCACCTTTTTATATTCCTCGTCAGAGGAATTTATCACTATCAGGCGCCGCTGCTGAAAGTAGCCATTCCACGGACTTCTCTTGCTTTGAGGTATCTTCCAGTCCTTACCATAGAGCCTGATAAGGAACTTCTCAGAATATTTAGGTATCAGGAATTTATAACCCTCAAAATCCGTCTCTTTTAAGGGGAGAAAGTCTGAAGCTTCCCAACACTGCTCGTGAGAAAAACAGGGGACTACATTAAGTCCGTGCTCGTCGAACCAATACGTCCATATATCAAACCAGACGTTAGGAATGTTCGTAAAGTAAGTGTATCTATTCTCCTCAACGTAGTGCTGACCTAGCATTATCCTTACTTTACCCTGCCAGAGGTTTGCCACATTTCTTACCGCAAATCCGTTCTTCTCCAGCGAGGGCTTTATTTTATTCTCAAATTCCAGCATTACGTCTCTTACGTTTTTCTTTTCTGAGAGGTAAGCCATATCTATGTCTTTGTCCGTGGGTATAATCCCGTGCTCTCTCACAGCCCCGAGAAGTGTCCCTCCAGTCAAAAAAGCCTGAATGCCATTTTTAGAAAGAACGGTTTCTAAATGTTTCATACCTCTTGCGAAGGTTGTTTTTTGCTCCTTGCTCCATGCCACCTTACTCCTCCCTTCTTATGCTGATGTAATCAGCAAGCATTGATAGTCGCTATCGTAGGTTGCCCCTGGCCCGGTCGGCCCTGTTGCTCCCGTAGGCCCGCTTGGCCCGGTAGCTCCGGTAGGCCCGGTAGCTCCTGTTGGCCCAGAAGGCCCAGTTGCTCCAGTAGGGCCTGAAGGCCCAGTTGCTCCTGTTGGCCCAGAAGGCCCAGTTGCTCCGGTAGCTCCGGTAGCTCCCGTGGCTCCTGTGGCTCCGGTTGGCCCCGTGGCTCCTGTCTCACCTACATATTTCGCCCAACTTGAGCCGTCAAACACATAAAACTCATTCTCATCGTCAACCCAGGCCATCCACCCTTCGGCTGGAGTATCGTCCAACCAAGCTGCACCACTATAGGTCATAATATGATTGTCTTTTCCAGACCAACCTCCAGAACCTGTGCCTTCTACTAGGTATCTATCCCCCTTCGCTGGAGATGTCGGTGGAGCGGTCAGATCTTTATCTTTGACCGACGGCTGAAAATGGAAATGCTCCAGTACTGGTACTCTATATTGTGCCATCTATTCTCACCTCATTTGCGTGTTACTAAGTAAGCCTTATAAGCAGCATCATAGGGTAATCCCTCTGCGCTTTCTACAGGTTGCAGTATCCACCTTTTATTCCCTGCGTTAGTGTTGGGGGCTATAACGTCAGGAATGCTTTCTGGTAAACCAGAATCGGCATCAAGTATATACGGCTTCAGATTCTCTCCGGGTATATTTGCTAAAGCACCGTCCTTGTCTTTAAGATTCGCCCCGTCTATGGCGTCGAGAGCCCCCTCGCCCCCTCCAGTCAGTGCTATTGCCCAATAGAAATTATTAGCCATATTACTCCTAATTTAACCCGTGGAAGGTCTGAATAAAACCCCCAGGGAATACAGAAGTAAACATCCAGTAGGGCTTATCCAGCTCATATCCCCAATACTTCATCGGGGGAATCCATAAAGGAAAATTGACTGTTAATAGGTTCATTATTTCCCCTTAAATTTAGTGAACATCCCCCAACCCAAGCCACCAACTGTAATTAACACAAATCCCAGATGAGCCCGCATGACTATCTCTATTGCTACTCCGATAATCACACAGACACCACTGGCCCATTGGCCTATGTCCCATTTATTCACTCCTACCATCCCCTTCTCTGAATTCCTTCCTCAAACCGTCAATCAGCTCCTTAAAAGAATCGAATTCCTCGTATTTGTCCTCCCACTCAACTCTCATCGAATATCCCTTTTTCAGCTTCGTTATGTGGATCACCATTCAATTCAGCACTCCTATCGTATGTAGAGATAAGCTATCCCCTTTTTGTTAGTTCCGGCACCTGAGATATTTATCGTCAATTTATCATTGGCAACCGCTCCCAGAGAGGTAGACAGAACGTATTCAGTAACTGCCGTATCCCTATTCGCACCGCCGCCCATTAGGACATCCATACCGTCCTCGTCTGTCACAGTAATGTTATAATTGTCGGTAGGTATAGCCGTGCCATCGGGGTCGGTGGCCAAGCCTAAAATCTTCCCCGAATAAGCCTCGCTGGTCTGTCCGCTGGCCGTGCCAGCCTCCGCACCGTCGCCAGATGTCCAGGAAAATTTAATCTTCTTTATAGTGCTGTAAATTTCCTCAGTTATCGTTACAGTTCCTGCAGCCATAATTTATTCCTCCTTAGCCTGTTCCCAGCTTTTTTTCTATATATGGATTTATAAGCGTCTCAAGCAACCAATTAAAAAAGACTTGAGCTGACTCCTCCATTTTCCCTTTGAATGCCATCTTCCCGTCATCCCATTCCAAACGCCCTACCTCCTTGCCATCTTTACCACGAAAGGATACGTTATAGGAACTTTCGGGCACCTCAAGTTTTATTTCTCCACTTTCTATTAGTTCTTCCACTTATTCCTCCTTAATCAGCCTGCCAAGCATTAAAATATCGTTGCCCTTTATTTTTGCATCTCCTAATTGCTCAACTGTGATAGGCTCGTATTTAATCTCAATCTCCTGCCCGGCAAGTTCAGTATATTCCTTGTTAAACGCTTCCATATCCTTCATCGGATGGATATTATCTTTAACTATCAGTTTCCCCTTTTTATCCCTTTTAGCATGCTTCTCAACTAATTTCTGCCTTGCCTTCTCAAAAGGCTCGAACTCTGGGCCAATCTGCTTGAAAGCCCTCGCCAGCCAGTAGGCCGTCTTTGCCGGTATCTCCTTATCGAGCACGGCGGGCAGGGCGTCCATTATCGGCCTTAGTTCCCCTAGTTGTAGCTTCACTTAACCCTCCTTTTTTCTTTGTGGGGCTGTTAAAGGCCCAGCCCCTAAGCCCTGAAGTTTAGGCACTAATCAAAGCCAAATATCTGATTCCAACTGTGGGAATGTAAACCCTTAAACCAGCATAACCAGTTACCGAACTTATATCAGTGTCAATGAATTTCCCACTACCAACGGTTAGATTAGTTCCAAGCGTAAGGAAATTTCCAGTAGTATCTATAGTAGATGCAACCCCAGTTCCTCCTCCGTTGCAGTAAATAAACGATGTGGCAGTTCCAAGACTTGCACCAGTAGCCGCAGACAATTCCAGTTCTAATGGTGCATAGTTTCCTTGAGTAGT